ACGAGGCGCACGACAAGGCGATTTCTGATGCGCTGCAAAAAGAACTAGAGATTCGTCGGACATTTGCTGCCGAAGAAGTAGCAACCGCGCAATCCGTTGAAAAGGATATCGCAGAGGCATTTGCCGAGCGGGAAAAAGATCTAACTGAGTCGGCGGATCGTGAAGCGGCCGCGTGGGAAGATCATGAGCAACAGAAGCTTAACGCCACCAAGCAGGCCGAGAAACAAGGCGAAACAATTGTCGCGCAGTCGAATGCGGTGCGGGAGAAGGCGATCAAGACGTCGCTTGCAAACGCAACTAGAGCGGCATCTCAATCTGCCGCGGCTCAGATTCGCTCGCAACTACAGACCGCACAAGCAGCCGTTAATTCCAATTCGTTGATTGAGAAGAGCCTGGAGTCATTAGGCGACCACTTGAACCTTTTTATCGGCCATCGTATCCCGATTGCAGGTGGAGCGTTCATTCGTCTGACTGAAAATGTCAGAGGCTTCGTTACCCTATCAAAAGAGACTGAGGGCTCAGTCTTACGCCTTGGAAACATCATTGCCGATCTGAGCACCAAGACGGGTAAATCCGCACCTGAGATCAAAGACTTCCTTGCCTCATTTTCAAAACTCGGAACCCAGATCGAAAAAGATGAAGCTGCGGTTAATGCCTTCGGTCCTGCCTTGGCTCAAAAACTGATCCCACAACTGGCGGCCGCTGATTCAGAAATGAAAGCACTTGCAGCCTCAACCGCCGAAACAGGCGGGGCGTTTGCCGCGCTTTCCGGACCAGTGGGTATCGCGGTGTTAGCGGTTGCTGCCGTGGTTTCTGTTTTGGCCTTGGCAGAAAAGCAGATGTTCGACGTTGCTGAGGTTTCTGCAAAGGTAGAAGGCCGATTTATTGATCTCAGCCAACAGGTGGGCCTTAGCACTGAAACACTTTCTGCGTTCGATGTTTTAGCTTCGACCACCGGTTCGGACATCGGCTCGCTGTCTGCTTCATTCGTCATTTTCCAGAAGCACTTGGAAGATGCTCAAGATCCGATGAGTGAATCGGCCGGCTTGTTAGATGAGTTAGGTATTCAAACCACTGACACAGAGACAGCGCTCCGTCAAACCTTTGCCACCTTAGCAAAGATGCCAGAAGGGTTTCGCCAGACAGCTTTAGCACAGCAATTATTTGGACGCAGTGGCAAGTCAGTCTTAGCGATCATTAAAGAGACAAACGGGGATCTCGATGCGGCGATTAAAAAATTCCGTGACCTGATTGTCTCGCTGGAAGACGCAAAGGCCGCTGATAAATTCAACGATGAACTTGAACTGCTTAATAGACAGGTAACAGATATCACGGTTGAGTTGGGCAAAGAATTCCTGCCTGCGGCTCGCGACATCGTTGTGACGTTAGGGGATCTAATTAAATCAAGCAGGGGACTTTTCCAGATCATAGGACTTTTTGGGAAGCCACTGATCGAGGGATTCTCTCAGTCACTGACAAAACTCTCCCTTAGTATCGCCGCTGTACGACACGATAGTGAAGAAACAGCGCGAATCTTAAAAGACTTGGCGGATCGCAGGATTATCAAGCCAATTGAAATCCCAGATCTAACGCCCGTGCCGCTGCCAACTGGAGAAGAGTCAGCACTCAAAAAAGCGAGAGAAGAAGCCCGGCTTGTAAAGGCGGAGGTCAGTGAGGCCGTACGCTTCGCCGAAACCCAGATTGCCGCAATAGACCGTCAAGTCCAAGAGCGAGCCGTCAGTCCAGTCGAGGCTCTGGAACAAATCATTGCTATAGAAAAACAGAAGACTGAAGCCGTGATTAAGGGTCTCGAAGCGCAGCGGGAAGCCAGGGCTAAAGAATTCATCAAGGACGAACGGGATCGACAGAAGATTGCCGATGACCTCCAGGCCATTGATGAGCAGATTGCTAACAAGCGCACCGAGTTCGACAAGTTTGAGGCCGATAAGCGTGCCGGGTTCCGGGCTCAGCAACTACAAAGAGAGCAGCAGCATCGACGTGCGCTTGCGGATCTTTTCTTGAACGCCTTAAGTGATCGAATCGCAGCGATCAATCGGGCCGCGCAGGCGGAAATTAACTCACAACTTTTTGCTCAGGCCGTTACCACCGAACTGCTCAAGGCCCAGTTCGCCAAACGCAAAGAAATACTCGAAAAAGAACGTGCGGAAGCAGGAAAAGATCCGGCACTGGCCGAACAGATCAACGCTCAGCTATCTGACTTGCAACGCGAGCGGACTGCAACCCTTGCGGAGCAATCGGAACGGCGTCTGGAAATCCTTCGTGCTGAGCAGCGCAAGCAGCTCGATCTCCAAAGGGCAACGATAGACTCACTTCTGCGCGCGAGTTCCATTGCAGATTCATCACGCATCGCGACCATCAGAGCCTTAGCAGCGCTTCAGGTAAAAAGTGAAGAGCAGGCAGCGCGCGAGATTTTACAGATCAGACTTAACGCACTTGATCGTGAGAAAAGTATCGCCATTGAAGAGCGAGAGGTTATCGATCGGCAAATAACAGAGCGCCTAAAAGGGTTTGCTGTAGAACGTCAAAAACTGGAAGCAGAACTTGATAAGACTGGCAGCATTTCAAATACAGGTGTTCGCGTAAAGGAGCAACTACGCCTCAGGGCTGAATTGCAAGCAAACGTCGATGCGGAAATCGACGCGCAGAAAAAAGCCAATCAGGATCGCACGGACGCCGATACGGAATTAAATAATAAACTCCGCGTGCTGAATGCTGAGCGCTCCCAAATACAGGCAGATGGCGACCGCGATATCGAAGAGCAGCGGCAACAGGATCTCGAAAACGCCAAGCGCTACAACCGGGAGCTCGAGGAAATATCCGCACGTACGGCAGACATAGAGCAAGAAACCGCGCGAGAAATCATCGACCTAATGGAGGTCCACTTTGCGCGACGCAGGGACATCATTCGCGCGCAACGAGAATTCGATCTCACAGAAGAGCGGTTAAGGCACGAGCGGGTCACAGAATCAATCCGACGCCAAAAGTCAGAAGTAGATGAGCAGATCCGAATTCTGGAAATACACCTTAAATCGGTAAAGGTAGGAACGCACGAGGAGATTGATGAGCTGGAGAAGTTGCGACTGAAACTGGAGGAATTAAAACAGAAGCGTGAAGAGTTGAGACGGCAGCAAGAAGCCGAAGACCAGCGGAATCAGACGAGGAAACGGAAGGTAACAGATACAGCGGATCGGGATGAGAGGGAACTCGATCCCCTAGGCAAGATTAAGGTTAGCATTGAAGACCTGGGGCGGATCAGCGATGAGATTGAGCGTTCCATCTCTGGAACAGCAGATATCCTAAAAGAGTCGATTCTCGGAGTAGCAGATGCGTTAGCCCAGACTGTCCAGAATTGGATTCTGTTGGGTGAAACAGGGCCAGCCGTAGGACGCAAACTCTTGGCCCAAGCTTTAGCTAACATTGCCGCCGAAGCAACAGCTAATGTGATCAAAGAAACGGCACTGGGATTTGCGATGCTGTTTCTTAACCCGGCTGAGGCAGCAGGACATTTTACCGCAGCGGGGCTCTGGGCGTTATTAGCCGGGGGCGCGGCTTTGGGTGGGCGTGCGGCGGCGGGGGATTTGTTCAAGCAACAAAAGACTTCGAGCAGTTCGGGCTCGCGCGGCTCATCGTCAGCTTCAGGATCGAACCAACGCGATCCAATTGACTTGGTACGGAGCCAATTACGAGAGAGAGTAATCGTTTTACGAGTGGAATCGAACGACTCTCATATCATCAGTGTGCTGGAAAATGACGTGAATCGCAACGGATCTTCAAGAGATTTGATCGTCCGAACTGCCGGCGGATGATGTTTTCAGGAGGCAGATAGAATGTCCTTTGGTGCACCAGGAGCGTATCCAATTCCAGGCGGCGGCGCTGAAGCCGCGGTCAGTACTGGATATAGTTCTGCCGCCACTTCAATCGTGCTCAGTAGCGGGCAGGGCGCTCGTTTCCCCTCTACTCCATTCTATCTGACATGGTATAACTTCACTGACTTCCCGTTTACCTTTCCTCAATCAGGAAAATCGCTACAGCGCACATTAGATCCAAATCGTGAAGTAGTACTTGTTTCCAGCCGCTCAGTCGATACGCTTACCATTGTCAGGGGCCAATTAGGCACGACAGCAACTGCCAAAAACATTGGCAGTAAGACTTACAAGGTGCGAATTTCAGGCCCGCGTTGGAACAAGATGCATATTTATCAGCCAGAGTACGATGATGTAACGGATGAACACGTTTATGAAGATGGAGGCAATTCGTTTGTTCTGAGAAACGACAGTGCTCCGATTGTTTTCCTCTGCGAGTATCAGCCAAACCTCTCAGCGGTTAATGCGGGGATACTTGATGCTCATCGAGCAGAGGCGTTTGGGAAAGCTTTTGGGTTCGACTTTTTAGATCCGCGAACCGGAACCACATACACAAATGTCCACTATTTGGAATGGTCAGAAGATCACGCTCGCACATGGCGGCAGTCACGCATTGTCAAATTAATTAAGCGCCCTGCATAAAACAGATGATCACCTATGTAGACTCACAGTCTGCCTCAACCTTTGATGAACTCCACGTTGTGCCTAAGCCGTCTGGAGTAGTGGAGGGCGATCTGTTACTGGCAACCACACAGGTTTTGCCAGCCGATAACGGCATAGTTTATCCCAATGAGGTCACACAAGTTCCCGTTGGCTGGACACAGGTAGCGCACACCGATTGGGAAGAAGATACCGCAAGCCACCGTCGCTTCTGGATTCGTTTGTTTAAGAAAGTTGCTGGTGCCTCGGAACCTGCTGATTATACTTTTGGCCTAGCCGACCCTGACACTGACGGTCGCGAGGTCACTATGGCCGCATACCGCGGCTGTGATCCAACGACTCCTATAGAAGCAGTCAGTTCTTCAGTGACTAATGCGGAAGATTTACCGACAACTACTTTAATTATCCCCAGTGTTACCACTCTAGATGCGAACAGGCTCTTGGTGATCGAGTTTTTTAGGGCAATTTCTTTCGGGGTAGCGACTTTTGATCCGCCGACGTGGGTTCAGCACACAGGCCACGGCGTGCTATGTACGATCCACGATAAGCAGCAAGTCTCTGCCGGTGCAAGCGGAGACCAAACTGCCACGCACATCTCAATGACAAGAGGCGCTTTTCTGGTGGCTTTGGTTCCAGCAGATGCAATTCCTGGATACAGGTTTGATTGTTCAACAATTGATTCGCAGATAAATTAAATGCAGGAAGTCCCAACTATAAGTACAGCACTTTGGAACGCGCTCGGCGAACAAGCGCAACGCCCTAATGTGCTCGTTGAAATCTACGAAAATGACATCTTACCGGGAGCAATGGGCTTTGACCCTGACCAAGCTATCCTGCGAATTGCCAACACCCATATAGCAGACTTCTTAGGTAACGAATACTTACGCTACCTTGAACCTGTCGGCACCATCAACCGGACTATTACTGAGAAGTTCAACACGGTATCAATCAAGATTTCTAACCCTGAGGAACCACCCGGTTCATTCAATAGGCCGATGGCGGCATTTGTGCTAGGGAATTCTATTGAGGGAATGTTTATTGTCATTCGTTTGATCTCTCGCGCAGTCACGGCAACATCTCTTGCGGATTCGTTTGTGGTCTTCACCGGCAAGCTGGAAAAGCCTTACGACTCAGAAGGTAATTCTATTACGCTCTCAGCCCGCCAATATATCGGCAACACGGAACAGGAAACACCGTGGCGCGAATTCGACCCGGAGGATGAAGAGGGCCGGTTGACTACCGATCCGCTATTCGAGGGCTTTTTGTATTCCGCAAAGAACGGCTCAGTGTCGTTTAATGAGCGTGTTCGCCGTGGAGGATTTATTGGTCTACTGGGATTCAAAAAGACAGTCGCGCGGACATTGCCATTCAGCAATCATCAAGGCGTCGAAATCAGCAAAGCTGTGCCCGTTATTCTTGGTCGCGCTCAAGTGCCCGCGATCCCGGTTGCATACATCGACGCTGGCGCACAGATAAACGTCATTTATAACATCAGCGAAGGGCCAATCAAGAAATTCTTCGATCAAAAAGTCCTTACCCAAGGATATGAATTTGCTTCTGTGCACGATAGCAATCCGAATGTGGATCAGTTCCGATATGGATACGCTGGTAATACTAACGGGCAAGTACTTTTTCTTGACAATCTGACGGGAGGCATCCCCGGTAATGGTTACTATTCGATGTCAGCCATGTTCTCCACAGCGTTCTATGGAACAGAGGTGGCCCAAGATGATCCAGCCCCGGAGGCGACATTCGTAATTCTTGGGATGATCATTCCAGTGCCTGATTCGAGTGGAGAGTTTACATTAGCAGAGTGGAGTGATAATCCCTCATTTCAAGTGCGATGGGCGCTCACGCATCCTCACATTTTTAACTTAGATCCGGCATTCATCAACGATCCGCAATGTATAAAGACCGCGTGTTACTGTGATGACCCGGTACTTGACAACACAAATGGCGAGTTAATCCTGTTGCCGAGTACCCAGGAAGCAAGCTATGGAACAGCGTTCCGACGCTATCACTCAACCGGACTATTCACGCCAGAGTATTTTCTTCATTATTTTCTCGGAGTAGGCCAAGATCCTTTACCTGAGCTAATTCTTCCCACAGAAGAGAGCGGCATAGTCAGCTTCTTCGATGCGTCTTCAACGGTTCCGGTGCTCGACATTCTGTCGCTCGTGCGACGTCGGTTTACTTCAAACATTTACCTCAGCGAAAAGATGAAGTCTATTGATTTCTTGTTTGAGGTATTACTGCCAGCTTTCAGGGGTTACTTGGTCCAGACCGCCCAAGGAAAGATCGATATAAAATGTAAACGGCCGGCTGACAACACTATCATTCGCAGTGCGTCGATAGTGGGGGCGACAGAGATTGCCGTCAATACAGTATTGCCGTGGGCGGCGAGTCTCAATGGTGAAGTGATCGTCGGCAATGACTTACTAACGTCCGAAGTGCGCGCGGTTACTGGTTATCGCTTTACTACCGCAGCGAACTCGATCACGCTTGCCGTAAGCGGCAGTCTAAGCGCATCAGGCGCGACATTGACTGGGGGAACGAATGGCCCTCCAGGCACCCCTGCGACAGGCTCCTTAACCGTCACTGGCTTAGGTACTCTCTCCGTTACTATTGACGGACGGACGGTTTCCTACACTACGCAGGCATCGGATACGACAGGCACTGCCGCAGCCATGCTTACCCAATTTCTAAAGGCTGATCCAACATTCCAAACCTACCTGAAGTTTGCGTGGTCGCCCGACACTCCTAATGTAATTAGCATTCAATCAAAGATTGGATTCCTCACACTTGCTGGTCCCGCTTTGCAACACGCACATTCGATTGCAGAGGAAGTGCTTCGCATACAGATGTCTTTTTCTGATCGGTTGTATACCCCGGCCGATCGCTTGAACTCAAATATTATTCAGGGATCATTCAAGTGGCCGCTTGGCTCACGACGCTCGTCAAAGAATCGCGTGGTTGGCACCTTTGTTGATTCACCACAGGACTTCCAAGCGCAGAAGGTTCGTACGCGCGATGATGCTAAGGTAGCGCGACTCAAGAAAACTATTGATGAAGAGATTGGCCTCACCGGCGTGGATAGCTTTTCACAAGCCAAGCGGCTGGAGTTAAGCAAGTTAGCCGAGATCGTGGACCTGGACTTCTTTATGCAGCACACCTCAGACCGCAGGGCCATGCTACTGGAGGAAGGCGATCTAATTTGCAACACGCACGCATCAGGCGGTTTTAGAAATGTAGCGCTGCGTGTCGAAGAAGTCTCTCTTGACTTATCAAACATGACTGTGGATCTTCTTGCCCGGCGCTACTCAACATCGGCGTACTTAGACGAAGCGCCCGCGCGAAATGTGCCTCTACCGACAACGCTACTTGGGGATTCCGGCCCTCCGGCAATCGCTTTCGATATCGTTACGTATCCACCTTTTGGCCTCAGTCAAACTACCGACTCAGAAGGAATCACGTCAGTGCGCGGCGGCGCTATCTTTGGTTCCTCAGTGTTCGCTCAGACTGCTAAGGTGTCGCTGAAGCGTCCTCTTGAAACCGAATTTACACAAATAACGACAATCACGCCCGATGGTGATATGAAGGCGGTATTTGAGTTCGTGGCCTCGGAAGAAGGGACATACACGGTGCAATTGGAAGTCTGTTTTGTTGGCGGAGCATGTAACGCCACTAAACCAACTGCGGAAATCACGGTTGCATTTGGCGCTTTGGGGGTGCTGTTGACTGAGGCCGGGGGAATTCTTTTAACAGAGAGCGGAGACTATTTAGCAGAGGGATGACGATGGCAATAAACCGGAAAATTAGCGAGGGTTCAGAGCTGACTACGGCTCCAGCGGCAGATAATCAATTACCGTTAGTTGATAAAGACGACCATACCGATGCCGAAAGCGGAACAACCAAATGGCAGTCATGGCTCAATCATATCAAGTATCTGTTTGGTTCTCGGTTCGCAGAGGATTCTGGCTCAACGGATACCTACGTCGCGACACTGGTCCCGGTCCCGACTGCTTACGAAACCGGCCAGCCCTATCGTTTCAAGGCGAACACAGCTAATACCGGACCCTGCACTATAAACTTCAACAGTCTTGGCGCAAAGACGATCAAGAAAGCTCCAGGTGGAATAACAACCGATCTTGATACAAACGACATTCGAGTAGGCCAATGGGTGGATTTAGTCTATGACGGGACGAATATGCAGATGCAGAGCTTGTTAGGCAACGTGCCGAGCGGGACACCATCAGCCCATGCTGCCACTCACGAAAACGGCGGCTCGGATGAGATCAATGTCGCCGGGCTGTCTGGCGTACTCGCAGATCCACAGGTTCCTATAACAGAAAATGTCCAAGACATTGTGGGCGCAATGGTGGTTGCTGGCACGAATGTCACCGTTACCTATAACGATCCGGCAGGAACGCTCACGATTGATTCGACCGGAGGAGGCGGATCTATTGCTCCGCTTGTTGTGGAAGGGGCTAACGAAGTTTCGCAGCGCAACGGCGCAAATAATCAAAACTTCAGCGTCTATCGGAACTACAGCAGCGGGAGTAACTATCAACGAATCCGGATAGGATGGACCGGAACAACTGCGGAGATCATGTCAGAGGGAGCCACACAAGGAGCCTCCAATCTCTTATTTAAGGTAGGTACAGGCACAGCCTTGAATCTTGGCAGCGCCAGTCTTGTTCCAAGCGCTGATGCAACGTTTGTGCTTGGCAGTTCAGGTTCATACTTCAATGAAATCTATAACAGTACCTGGATTACCAAAAGCGGGGGTATGCTCCGCTTTGTTGGGGGATCACGTCTTACCGGACCAGCCAAGGGCATTCTGAATATAATTGATGACGATGGGAACACAGGCAGCGGGACTCTAGCCTTTGACCCTCGGGCCTACACGATCGGAGCTGATACAAATGATTTTGACGGCATCGTTCCCGCGTACTTCCAGCGGTGGACCACAACTGGGGCATCGAGACGACTGACGGGAATGGCCTTCTCCCACACCGCGTGGAGGGATGGCATGGTCCACTTGATCGTAAACGTGGGCTCTAATGATCTGGTGATTGCAAACGAAGACGCCGGAAGTACAGCGGCCAATCGCTTTCACTGTTCCACCGGCGCAGATATCACATTAACACCGGGCCAAGCTGCGGACTTGATTTATGATTCAACTCTCAGCCGGATTCGGGTTTTCAAGCGGAGTTGAGCCTGCCACTGAGAATTCTTAGCGCAAGGGGAATAGTTAAACTATACTACGCAACGAAGTGCGGCTTAGAAATGCTGATAATAGCCAGCGTATGGTGAGGATGAATGGCTGAAACTGATCAATGGACCATCGAACTGAAGCGCGATGCCGACTTTTGGGAAGATCAGGTCACAGTTAAAGATGAAGCTGGCGCTTTGGTTGAGTTCACTGACTCAGAACTGGTGATCCATCCTAACGAAGGCACTGGCGAGACAATTTACGATGATGAAGTTTGGAATCTTACTAACGGCAAGCTAATAATCGTTTCTCCGGGAGTCTTCGGATTTGAAGTGCCGATGGAAGAAATCGCGGCCTTCCCCTGGTCAGCAGGTAGGTTTTGCTGGAGCGTAACCTATACTGACGGACACAGAGACAAAAGTTGGATGACGGGGAAGGTTAAAATCATAAAGGCGTGTCTATAGCAACCGTCACAATTCGGCCTAAGATTCAGACCGTCACCTTCCGGTCAGGACAGCAGATAACAGTTGAAAAGAAGAATGTCCAAGTCGCCGTTCGCGGGTTCAAAGGACCATCAGGACCAGCAGGGAAAAACGCAGATGCAACCTTTGAATGGGCCACACAAACATTTGATCTGGCAGATCCCCAACAGGAATTTGTACTTGATTTTGAGCCAAGGGCAGGAAGTATTTCCGTTTATCTTAACGGACTCTTAGAACGATTCTGGAGCATTAACGATTTAACCATAACGCTTGAAGACCTCGCGCTCGAAGGCGATTCAGTAATGGTGAGATACCAAAAGGAGAACTAAATGGCTACAACACAGATTGATGGCGCACGCCAGATAAAATCAGCAACGATCACTAACGCTCAAATTGCGGCGGGCGCCGCCATTGATCTTTCTAAACTTTCTGAGGCGGTGATTCAGGCAGACGGCGGACAAGCGTTCACAGGTAATCAGTCTCTTGGGGGAAACAAACTCACCAGCAGCGGGAACGCATCCGCTGATAGCGATGTTCCAAACTACGGACAAGTAAAAGCCCTAATGCAAGCGCTAGATCGCAAGGACTCTGTCCGTGTCGCGGTCGATACAGACGTCACCATCGCAAACCCAGGCACAGACACGTTTGATGGCATAACGTTGGCCCAAGGCGATGCGTTGCTGCTCACCGCCCAAGCAACAGGATCGCAAAACGGCATCTACATATTTGACACCGATTCAACTCCGCTTGTGAGACGCGGGGACGCGGACTCTTCGGCTGAAGTCACAGCCGGATTGACCACCGTGGTTGAAGAAGGCACTTATGCTGACAAGCGCGCCATTCTAATCACGAACAACCCTATCGTCTTGGGAACTACGGCTCTTGACTTCACTTTCGAAAGTACCGGCGAAACAGTCATAGCCGGGGATGGTCTAACAAAAACGGGTTCAACCATTGACGTTGTTGCGGGTGATAGTTCGTTAACGGCCAACGCTAACGATGTCGTCGTAAACCCAGGCGAAGGCATTGAAGTCTCGTCGGGTGTGCGCGTCAAGCTTGACGGTTCAACCTTAGCCAGAAGTGCTAGTGGACTCAAAATCGCGGCCGCTGGCGTAACAGAAACGGAGTTGGCCGCATCGGTTGCAGGTAACGGATTGACGGGAGGCGCGGGCACACCGCTCGCGGTCAATACTGGCGACGGACTCGAAATCGCCTCAGATGCGGTGCGCGTCAAACTTGACGGGGCATCGATCGCGCGTTCAAGTTCTGGTATCAAGGTTGACTGGAGTCGCGTAGTTAAACGCGAGACTCCGACGGGATCAGTCAACGGCGTAAACACAACTTTTACTCTTGCGAACACGCCTATCGCGGGCACTGAAGAGGTGTTCCTTAACGGCATTCTGCAGGAACCAGGAGCGGGTAACGATTACACAATCTCTGGCGCAACCATCACGTATCTCAGTGCGCCGTTGACGGGTGATAGACTACGCGTGAATTACATTTTCTAAGAATTATGAGACTACTTACATTACTACCAACGATTCCTTTGCTGTGCGGCCTTATGGTTGCACAGCAGACACGTCCTCGATTGCCTTCAACCACATTTGCGAATCTCGACACGGCCGGATCTACGGCAAATGGTGTAGAAGTTTACTGTACCGACTGCAACAAGAATGCCGATCCATGTACATCTGGAGGATCGGGCGCAGTGGCCCAGCGGATTAATAGCGCATGGGTATGCGGCGCTTCGGGTGCGTCACCAGCCGGATCGGATAAGTACGTCCAGTTTAATGATGGCGGCTCTTTTGGTGGCGATAGCGGGTTTCAGTTTGATAAAACTCTCGACACAGCCACGCTCACAAAAGCTACAAATCACGGCACACTCAACGATTCCTTTAGTGCTCGAACTCTGACTGCCGCAAACTCACCTACGGCAACACTGCAAACGCGTGGTACCTATAACTTCAGCGCAATAGAAAACTCAGTGAGCGTCTCGGGATTGAGTCTAGGTGACAGCTCCTCCGGGGCTCTAAATACAAATGCTTACGGCACTAACAACGTCATTTCGGGCACGGTGGCGGTAAATGATACCGATGGCAGCGGCGGTGTATCACTAACTTTTTCTCCGATAAGAGGGTCTGTGAATGTCACCACATCAGTGACTGCTGCGGTTGATGGTGTGGACGGGGTTGTAAGTGGTGGTTACTTTGAGAGCAGCTTGACCCATTCCAACAGCGCTGGCGGCGCCTTCTCGGCAATGGGCATTTACGCAGCGGCTTCGGGTAATTTGAGTACCACGGGAAATCATAACCACAACGGAGCCTATCTATTGGCGGGAGGGGCGGGGAAAAATAACTACGGTGCTCAGATCGCCGTCTTCCCGGATGCGACAAACAACTACGGCCTGTACATTGAAAACACTCTTACAAGCGGTGCGAACAACTACGCAATCAAATCAGACTCAGGGGCGCAGAGCAGCTTTGCTGGCCCAGTCATTGTAGGCGCGACACTCACGACGAGCGGCGCACGTAACAACTTATTCACCGCTGTATCTACGGACATCACACTCGGGACGCATTACTTTGTGGCGGTGGATGCCTCAGGTGCTAATCGGACCGAAACGCTGCCAACTTGCAATTCGGGTTTATCGGGACGGACCTACTTATTGAAAAAGACGGATAACTCCACAAACACAGTCACAGTCACGCGGGCAGGATCCGACACGATCGATGGTGGCACCTCATTAGTTTTTGAATATCCCGGTAAAGCGCGTGGTCTAGTGTGCGATGGCGCAGGAGGATGGTGGGTGCAATGAAAAGATTTCTATATTCCACGCTGCTCATCGCGTCAGTCGCAATTTGCAGTCAAGCGCAATATGTTGACCGGACAAAGGTAACTGAGGCGGTTCCAGCGACTGCAACTCTTCAGAGTGCTGCTACAGCAAATGGTGACGGAACCACGTTCGATGTCAGCGGCTATTCGTCAATTACGTTAGTCATCACTGGAACATTTAGCGCGACGGTCAACTTTGAGGCTACGGCAGACGATACCAATTGGACCGCATTACAGGTAGTTCAGGTTGGCACGTCCACAATCTCGACAACCAGTACCTCAACCGGAACCTTCTCAGCGGCAATCGGATCGCTTAAGAGTGTGCGAGCCCGAATCTCTGGCTATGCTTCGGGAAGTGTCACTGTAACTGCGCGCGCGAATTTATCTCGAGGTCAGAATCCACAAGTAGTTGCCGGGACGATTACGGCCACGCAAGGCACGGGGACAAATCTGCATATGGTCATTGACTCTGGCGCAGTGAACGCAACGCTGCAAGCCGGATCCGCGATAGTTGGCAAGGTAGGCATAGATCAAACAACGCCGGGCACTACCAATAAGGTAACTGTTGGGTCTGACGTTGTGCATACAATTGTTGATAGCGGCGCAGTGACGGCGACCGTGAGCGATGGATCCGGGGCATTGAATGTAATTGTTGATTCAGGAACAACCGCAGTAACACAAGCCACTGCCTCAAATCTCAATGCTCAAGTTGTAGGCGCGGCAGCGAGCGGCGCAACCAAAGCCGGCAATCCGGTGCAGACTGGCGGAGTATTCAATACAACACAGCCCACCGTAACTAACGGTCAAGTAGTTGAAAATCAGTCCACGGCTAGGGGCGCACAGATCGTGGCAACTGGCGCTGATACGTTTAACGTGACGGTCAATACCTCACTACCAGCCGGCTCCGCTGTGATCGGCCATGTAATCAACGATTCAGGCTCAACTACGGCGGTAACTCAGGCGACTGCGTCGAGTCTCAACTCAGATGCTAACTTGAAGACGGTTGGTGGCAATACTGTTTTAACAGGAAACGGCGTAACCGGAAACGGCAGCCAGAGGGTCACGATAGCCTCTGACAATACCGCAATCTCCGTTAATAACACCCAGCAGGGCACTGCATCACAGAACGTTGCCCAGATCAACGGCGTCACTCCATTGATGGGAAACGGGACGACCGGGACGGGCTCACAACGAGTCACGATCGCGAGCGATAACACGGCGAACTCGAACCCCTGGCTAGCGCAACCTGTTCCAGGAACGACAAACGGCGCGAGTACTTGTGTGGTGCAAAGTGCGGCGTCAACTAACGCAACGAACTGTAAGAATGCGGCCGGATTGATTTACGGTCTCGAGGTTATCAACACAACCTCAACGATCTATTACCTGCGCCTCTACAATCTCAGCACTTCGCCAACATGTTCTTCTGCAACCGGATTCATCCGCACAGTGCCGATTCCTCACGGCTCTGGAGCAGGAGCAGGTATCGCTAATTTCTACACGGTGGGCGAAACCTTCGGGACGGGGATTGGATTCTGCCTGACTGGTGGCGGGAACTCCACTGACAACACAAATGCAGCAACGGGAGTATATGTCACACTCCATTACAAGTAGAATGAGGCTTCACGGACTCGCGATTGCATTGCTCTTACTGCTTGGATGTGGCTGTAGGACGCAGGCTGCCTTTCCCAGTATCGCGGATGCTGACACGAAGAGCGGCACAGTGGTCGCCAATAGCACTAGTTGGACGATCACGTATCCTACGAATGTTGCGGCTGGCGATCTGTTATTGTTATTTATCGGATCGGATGGAGATCCGGGTTTCTCAGCCTCCGGGTTTACGATCATAGCCGCATCGGAGTTATCGGCATCTTCCGTTTGGTTGCTCGGAAAGGTTGCGGCTGGTAGTGAGACGGGAACGTTTACCGCAACCGCTGGTGCTGGCGAACAAGGTGGTTGGCGGATCTTTCGCATCCCTGCATCGAGCTGGTTTGGCGGCTCGCTACCGTCTGGCGTTGGCATCGACTCCGATGGCGTTGCTACTCGGGGCAGCAGCGGAATTTCCAACGTTCCAGATCCGTCAGCAAACGATCCTTCAACGTGGGGCACAGAAGATACCCTGTGGATTGCCGCCATCGGCGTCGATACCAGTCGCACAATTTCCGTTTTTCCACTTGCTGATCGCAATACGGCAGATGTGTCAGGCGGGTCTACTGGGGCGACTCTCGGACTTTGCACGACTACGAGCGCCGTCGCTTCGCTTGATCCGGGTACGTTTACAATTTCAGCAAGTGACGACTGGGCAGCTCTGACGGTTGGGATTCGACCTGCCGCTGGAGCGGCACCGCCCGCACTGCGAAAACTGCTCTTACAAGGCGTAGGATTCTGAGGATAATCAACTCGGATTGACAGGCTGCTCTACTAAGCGAATTCCGCGAGAAACATTCGGCACTTTCGTAACAAGCCCCTCACGCTCAAGAATTCCAATTACTTGGTGGACACTGGCAGGGGAGCTCATCTGAAACTGCCGCCCGATTTCAGAAATGGTTGGAGTGACACCGTTTGATTGCGCGTATCGCTTGATAAACTCGTAAATGCGGGTTTGCTTAGAGGACAGAGGCATGGTGCTCCTTTGGGTATTCGTTCCATTCTTTACCATCAAGTAATCGGCCCGCTGCTTTCTTGCCCACGCTTCGCATTTCGATCCCAAAGGGCACTGGACCGCCGTAAGTCTGAACTACCTCCCCGGTTCGGAACACGTGCGTTTCTGCTCGTGGCGAGTCGCCAAACCCAACGTTCGCTGTTGGTACCCACTCGCCCCACTGTTTGAAGAAGAACGGAACGCCCGCGCTCACGCATTGGTCGCGAAGTGAACGCGCCCAATCAGGATGCATCGGTCGCGCCTTTGGGCCACTCTCACCGCCGCAAACAACCCAATCAAGTTTCGGGATCTCGCTCTTACTGAGAATGCCCGGATCTCTAATGTCGCCGATCTCTTCGTAGTCGATCCCGTCGAGCCCGTTGAAAGTGCCCGCGCGCAGGTTCCTTACATCGATTGGCCCAAGCAACGGCTCTGCGCTTATCCATCTAACCGCTGCTGGTGTTTGAAGTAGTAGCGGGATTCTTTCGTCTGCTGTGTTTTGATCTTCGACTGAGGTTCCAAACCAAACGTGTTTCCAGTACCGCACTAGATCGGGCTTCCTGCCCATTCGCACCGGCAGATCGTTCAAGTACTGCTGCATTCGCTCCGGTCGTTTCGTAAGAATCTGGAATGTGTGCTGAGAGGCGTTGGCTATCACCGCGAAGATTCGATCGAGCCACTCATCCTTTACCCAACGTCCAAAGAGGTCTGTCATCGAACATGGGAACACATTCTGCGGCTTGGACCAGTGAAGCGGCTGTTGCAGAATCTTTTCGTCAAGGAACAACTCGACTTCCGGCAATGTGGCGGGTTTGTAGGGTAGTCCGTTTCCGAAGTAGGTATTGCGATTCATCTTCTCTGCGTAGCAGTTGCGGCAACCTTCGGAGACGTGCTCGCAATACCAGCCGCGTTCATCGTTTGAAATCCGGCGGGCGCGAATCGGATTCCAGGTCTTTTCCGCCCACTCTATCTTCGTGTCGCCCATCTAGTTCTCCACTCCTGTTTCAGCGATGCCCGCGAAACACGTTATCGCCTAAAGCTCTCAAGGATTCGTTTCTCAAGGTCACTAAGATCCCACTGTGCAACCACAACGTAAATTGGATGAGCGATCCTTTCCAGTAACAATGGGTCACCGGGCGCACTTGAAGGCCGCCACTCCTCCCACTTCTCAACTTCCCACAGAATGAAATACTTGCTAGCGTCTCCATTCGGACGAAGATGAAACGGAATTGGAGGTACGACAGTTTGATAGCCCGACTTAAACCATCTTGCTCTTGTTTTTCTTTCTTCCTCCGGCGATGCGATAGTGTTTGGCTCAAGCACAATCCGAAGACCAACATCAACGATATGCCGCATCAAGCTGATTTCCCTGTGCTCAAGGGCGTGCTTAAGGGCTTGGTATACCTTTGGACGGCTGCTCTCTGCTGAGCCCCATTCCCAAGGAATGTATTCGCCGCCATGCATCGGCTTCTGCTCGCTGTCCCATGAGAAGTGATGGCGAAAATGAATAACGTCTAAGTCCGATCTCGCAATCGCCAGTCTTGGACAGTAGTTGTTCTCAAAATGACCTCCCTCCTTGATAGCCTGATTCACATCAATAAGTGTCAAGCCTTCGGGCAGCGCTTTATATCCGCGAAACAAAGCTTGATCCATCTCGGTTAATCGGCGTCTGCGTTTGGCGGTAAACTCCTCAACGCGCTTTCGCGCTTCTTCTCGATCAATTTCAATAGGTGATACCTGCATCTCATTTCTCCTTTCAAGAGTGGGAGCAGCAAAAAGTCTGGACGCCTCTTCTGCTTTGCGCCGCTCCCGCCGAGCATCACCGTTCTCCCAAACGGTATGTGACGCCCAGGGGGCTTTAAGCGATGATTGTAATGTTCTCGATGTTCTCACGTAAGTAGTTGGCGATTGATTGGATAGCGCGAAGCTTCCACCCGCCACCATCTGCTTCAAACAGCGCACAGGAAGGCATATCGCCGCCATGCCCGGAGCGTAGCCGAAGAATGAAATCTGAAATCGGCTGTGATACCTCCCGGAAGCTGCGATAGGGCATCAGGCTGACCGGGTTTGGCACTGGCACGTCTTCAACTCTCGCGATACCGGATCGGGCCGTTACGTTTTGCGTGACACCATCATCTGAAGTCTGGCGCACGTTTTCCTCCTTGATGTTACCAACCAAGCGGAGCACTCGATCACGATCATCGTTCGGAACAAACACAGACTGAAGCTTAATGTTGAATTCCTCAGCATCGTAGAACTCACCATATTCAAATTCTGCGTCCTTTAGGATCGCACAGGCCGTTGCTCGCAGGTATTCGCGCCGTTGTTCTGCTCGCCCGAAAAGGCCACTTACCACCGTCACGGTCGCCGGATCGACTACATGAATCATCCAGCCATTAGTAATGAACTCTTTATCGACTCCGTTATTAACGTATTCTGCCACCCCGGAGAGCGTGTTGATTTGCAATGATGCGGGCACATACTCCTTGGGCGGTAGAAAAACGGGCCGATTAGTGAACCCGCCTTCGTCAACACTCAACACAGAGGTAAAAACAGAATCCTGGATTGCCTTAACGGCATCCGAAGGAATCAGGGGAATCTCGTTATTTGGCATTTGTTCCCTCCTTCTTTATGCCGACAACGTTGTCATCAAATGAGAGTTGTCGATTGTCGCGCTCCGTAGCCACGGGTTCGCCAGCCTTCATACCGATGTAGACTGCCGTACCAACGCCCTTGCTCGGCGCGAGCTTGCATTGTGTTTGAATCAGTACTGTGCCAAACGAGCGATCTTCGTCCGGCTTGATATCCACGGTCAGGGTTATTCGCCGCGTGACGGTTGGTTTCGTATTGAGATCGAGAATGTTCTTTAAGACGCGTGATAGCTCATCATTGAACAACTCAATCGCTGCGCCTTGCCCTATTGTGTCAAGGCTGACGTAGTTTTCTTCAGGCATGATTGTCCTTTCAGGGAAGTGAGATAAAACTATTTCGTTATGGTTGCGCGCCACGTCTCGAGATTGCGATCCATCACGGGAGCAAAGGTCGCTATCGCAGCATCCGATTCCGTAGCTGTAATGGTAAAACCGCAGTATGGGCATCGCATCGCCACATTGTAATGAGGCGCATCTTTCGAGGCGTGATCTCGGCGCATTTGATAGGACTCAAAGAGCCTATGGCACTTCGGACATTCGCCGTCATGCATTGCTCGGACTACACGATGAAGCGCACGTGCCGTCTCAAAATCAACGTCCAAGTGGAGCGCTTGCGCCTTCTCGCTCATACCCTTCTCCTTCGATCCTAATTTACTAGCATCGTTACCGTTTTCCGTTTCGCTTAAGCTCGCGCAATACTACCTTAACGCGCGGCGACTCTTCCAAAAGCTGGCGCACAGTCTGACTAACCGTCCATTTTTCAGCGAGGGCTATGTGTTCAATAACGGTTTTTACCTTCAAGGGCACAGCCCCTCCAACCATTTGCAGCTTGTCACCATCGGCCAGTGCTTTTCGTCCCATACCGCGCATTGTAACAAAATAAAATAATCCGTCAATAAGGAAAATAAAGTATTGACGAAATAAATCCGCTCAGGTAGTATTCTTCTCAAGGGGCGCTTCCCAAGGGGCAGAGCGTGAGGGCGGCAGTGGAGGCCCAGAGCCATTGCCAGAAATAGCGAATATGAATTGAGAGGCGGATTCGCCGCGCTGCCCTGAGGGAGGCGGAAAGAGAGAAAGGGAGTGGATGATGGCAATAAATCAAACACCATATCAGCGAGGATTTTATGATGGTTCACGTGGTTTGACAGCGGTTTACTATCCGCCACAGCCCGGCAATCCGCACGTTGAATATCAGCGCGGCTTTGAGGAAGGAGGGCGTGAGCGGGATCGCCTAAATAGCCGACCAATTAATCCCGCTCTAAAGCCAGAGACGAGAGCACTGGCAGAAGATACTTTCGCCCGCATTGAGAGCAATAACGCCGCTGTTGATGCGTTTTACCGCAAACATGGGAGGTCGCAATGAATACAGCTGAATGCGATTCATGTGGAAAGTCCGTTCCTGAGTCTGAGTTAAAGGCCGCAATGACAAGCGCGGGAGTTGAGGGTTCGTTTTGCCACGAATGCAGACATGGAAAGGGTTGCGATTGCCCGCCATCATCAGATCCCCTTTCTATTGTTGAGTGCGATGTGTGCGACAACAAGGAGACTCTCGGCGGCGAAATCTCAGAGCGCACACTTGAGGACGGGGGTTGGTATCTTGGAGAAATTTCAGTGTTATGCCCTCAACACAACGATGAATTCCTATCTGGAGAGACGTTATCCCTGAGAGATGCGGCAACAACCATATGATGCTCTACGAACTAGACGACACTGAAAAAGAGGCGATCATGGGGCCTTGGTGGGAGTTCACGATTAACCTTACCCTCAAGGTCAATCGTGGCTCCTTTGGTATCAAGTATGAGCGTCAAGGTGAATTCAGATTCTGTGCTCAATCCTCAGAGGCTGCACGAGCAGTGGCAGGACATTACGTTAAAGGATCTACCGGCACGATTGATACAACGCGATTAGTTGAAGTAGTTAGCTCAATTCCAGTAGGTAGATAGGAGTATAGAAATGACAATTAAAGAAGCGTTGGAGATGCTGCGGATGGTTATCCCCGCGCGAGAGCGAACGGTGGGCATTGAGTTTCAAGTGATGGACTATGACCACTATGAACTTGATGATCCAAAGCGTTGCAGGGTTACATTTAGAGTATGGGATGGCAGGGAAGGCTACACCGGCGCATCGTTAGAGATCGCCACACAAAAGGCTTTACTCGCCAACACTCCAGATCAGGGCACCTTAGAGGAGTCTGAGCCTTTAATGCTAGAGGCCGAGAATCTCACGCTGGACACGGTACAGCTATGAAAAAATACTATCCCCCAAACGAAACGCAAGTACGCAGCGCGGTTAAAGGTGAAGATCGCTATCGCTTCTATGAGCGAAAACGCCCGGCATTATCAGCCGTTTGGTTCATCTTGATGACGCTTTTATTCTTTGGATTATTTGCTCTTGTGTTCTTCTTTGGATTAACAGGAAAGGAGTAGCAGATGGCAAATGTCCGCGCTGAGCGCAATGTGAACCAATTCGTTATGGCGGTTGTAGCGGCGGCTATTAGGGATGCGGTCTAAGCCACGTCACGGTGATGGCGCTGAGGCCAGACGGATATATACCGCTGTACGTTTTCTCTATTCAACAGAAATCCCTGACGAGGACCAGCAATGAGCGTCTACCCCATATACCTAGTACTCGGCAGCGATGGAATCCAGTACGCGTATGCCGATGAAACCCTGCTAAAGATCTCGTTAACCGAATACCTCAAGGATGGTGATCCCGCGCGACAGGTCTACAAGTTAGTTGATGCCCAAAGATCGCTTGTGGTTAGTTACGAACCAGCACCTGAGTACGCAGAGTTTTGCGTCCCCCTTGAAAATCTTTGTGCGCGTCATACAAAAGAAGCGTTACGTCAGAAACAACAGAAGGCGGCGGGAGCGTAGATGGGCGATCAGGACAACCGCGTATCATCGACCGATTGGTTAATCTTCGTGATATTAATCGCCTTCATGTGGGTACTTTCCACAGGTATTAACAACCTGCGGTGGGAGGTTCGCGATCTTCAGCATCGCATTGCGGTACTTGAACAGCGAAAGTAACATGCTTCCCTCAATCCCTGTCTCTCATTTTATTAACCCTGAGCCGCCGATGAATACCTGTCGAACATGCCTTAATCCTTCTAAGCCGCTCCGAAAAGGGGAATGCGCGGCATGCAGCGTCTATCGAAGAAATCACGGGGTGACGCGACCGTCGCGATTCTTTGAGCGGGCCACAAGTTGTGCCGTACGCGAATGCCAGCGAAAGCCAGGGAGCATCAGCGGGTTATGCCGTCTCCATTACTGTCGAAAACAGCGCACAGGAGATCCAGAGAAATGTCTCAAATCCTTTGAGTATCACGGACACGCCAAACACAATAACAAACCGTCTATAACGTATCGGTCGTGGGCTTCGATGCGGCGGCGGTGTCTGAATCCAAACGTCTCACAGTATCAGGCGTATGGCGGAGCAGGCGTCAAGATCTGCGATCGATGGCATTCATTCAGCACTTTTTTGGCCGACATGGGCGAGCGCCCATCCTTGAATCATACGATAGATCGTTATCCTGATAAGTCGGGCGACTACGAGCCCGGAAACTGCCGATGGGCAACACCGGAACAACAGCAGAACAACAAGCGCAGCAATCGATTAATTGAACACCAAGGGCAGACTCTTAGCGTCGCGCAATGGTCGCGCCTCACGGGTATTGCAAAATCAACGCTGCGGAATCGGTTGGAGCGCGGATGGTCTAATGAGATAACCCTGACTCGGGAACCGGACCCAAGGCGGTTGGTATGCTAGCCGTATCAGCCTTTATTCAGCCGCAGAAGGGGTCGCGTGAATATAACGCCATTAAAAAGGCGCTAGAGTTAAAGCCGCAAGTTGATTACTTAGGAAAAGCGCGGGATCGGAGATATTTCTTAGTTGAGGGGAGTTTTGGTGCTGAGCGAATTGTGCGGCGCTGGCGAGATCGCGATGGCGAAGAATGGGTGCAATGCCTGTCTTGTAGAGCCGGTTATCCGCCTACGGATCGTCGGTCAAAATTACCAGAATACGAGCCTACGCCATGTTTTCACGCTGCGTCAGTATTAATTCACGAAGCCGCAGAACCAGAACAGGAGCCTAATGGTAATCGAATTGACCACACAAGAACTAGAAGTAGTCTTGGCTTAAAGACTTGAGATGAGCGTTATCGAACTACAGCTATCAGATGCACAGAGTGATGCGAACCTCGTTATCCACTTCGAGGAAGGATGGTCACGCCTGAGAAGTGGTCACAGCGAGCGCGAAGTCTTCGCCTACAGCGTCAAGAGTGATTCTGGAAAAGTCTATGAGACTGAAATCTTTAAGAGTGATATCGGAAGCATGTGCGGCTACTGCGCGTGTCCGGCTAGAGTTGTATGCAGACATTTGAGAGCAGTGCTGGCAGATCTACTTGAGAGAAACCCGGAATTTGGAAGTGTAGATTGAAAGCATTCAATAGGAGGGGAGAGCATGAAGGCGCTAACACTAACACAACCGTGGGCCACGTTGATTGCAATAGGCGCGAAGCGCATTGAAACGCGTTCGTGGGGAACCGACTATCACGGACAGATTGCGATTCATGCTGCGAAGGGGCTTGGCCCGGTCGGAGGCAAGCGCGGGCTGTACCAGCAATGCCTTGAGCAGCCATTCCGTGACGTTATAACCGAAGCCTTTATGAGTTCGCCGGTGGAGGCGTTTGATGCAGTCAGGAGTCTACCGCTCGGAGCGATTGTTGCCGTAGCAGTGCTTGATCGAGTGCGCCGCATCGACATGAAACTCCGCGCCGCAGTGATGGCCCAAACGATCGCTCCTAATGAGATCGAATTCGGTAATTACGAGAGCGGGCGCTATGCGTGGTTTCTGGAAAGCGTGGTGCCCCTTAAAGACCCGATTCCATGTAACGGCGCGCTGAGCCTGTGGGATGTTCCCGAAGAAGTGAACAGGCAAATCCTGATGCAACTGGAAGGGCTTGCCGAAGAAGACCTAAACGAAGCCGCGCATGGGTGACGGAGATCGGCTGCTCGACATCTGCCAAGCGCTTCTTGAGCACTTACGCGAAGTGAAACGCGCAATGGATCATCTGAACCAAGTCGAGAACACGCAAGAGTGGATCAGAGGCAATCCGAGTTATTAGGCAATCGCAATGACCGCTATCGGCAAAATCATTCAGGGTCGATCGCGTCGGGTTCGTTGTGACGGATGCGGGCGGATCTCCAGTGACCGCGAACAAGGTTATTACGTTGATGGCCCAACGGGGAAGGGCGGCACTATTACAAGTAAAGGGCGCGAATGCGAACACGACTTCTGCGATCAATGCGAGGAGAAGAATCCCGATCCAGATGTTTGTCCGAAATGCGGAGTTAGATGCACGGCCCGAGATGAGGTTCAGCAATGACTACACGCAACACAGAAATAAAAACTATCACGATCGAATTAGCACTTGCAGGGGTGCGCGAGATGTTTCCTGACTTGCAAATCATTGTCGGCGTCCGTGACTGTGGCGAGCAAACCATAACGCGTCTTGGACACGAGCGGGAGTATTTCATTCAAGTGGGGCTGAATGGTGAGGACTTCAATTGCCCAACACTATCTGACTGCATGGCCCAGGTCCGCAAGTGGAAGGAATCGCAATCATGATCAACTCAACCACAGAAGTAGCAATGTCGGAGGCTGAGGCCGATTCTATTCGCATTGATCATCCCAACTTCCGTTTTGTCGGCGAACGCGCGGTGAATGGCTATCCCTACGTTGTGTTCGAGCGACCTTTGTATAACGACCCGACTCCTGAGCAAATCGCTGACTATCGAAAACGGCAGGAGACCGTTGAGTCGCTGGGCGGGCGGATGACGATTTCAGAATACGAGATCGCTGGACAAACTCTGGTATTCACGGCGGCCGAGTGCGAGACAATGTGCGCCGCGGTAGAGGCGTCGCTTCCTGAATGGGAAGTGATTGAAACCTGGAATGGCAGGGGTTGTCGAACGCTCAGCGTAGGTATTCGCCGGCGTCGAACAGAGGGTTAGCCATGATGACCACAGAAACAGAAAAGTCTCCAAGAGAGATCGAGGCGAGCAAGGTTCAATGTGCCGATTGTTTCGCGTGGATTCGGCGCGATGAGTCGCATACGTGCAAGCAGCAGATCAGGCGCAATCAGCGAAGCGCAAAGGAGCAGCGCCGTGCCCGTTAGCGACTTCACGAAGAGGGAGCCGTTCGTCGCCACGGAGGACGACGTTAAGGCGCGGTGGGGATCGCAGGCCGGATTGTTTCGTTGTGCTATCTGCGGACTCAAGTTCAACGTGGGCGACGTGGCCCGCTGGTTCTACACGAACACCGACGCCAAGCATAAAGCCATTCGCGGCAATCCGTTTATATGCGGCGACGGGCGTCACGGGTCGGACGATGACGTAACAGAGGAACTGGTTGCTATGCCCGGGCCGTGAATCGAATCAAAAATCAGTATTGGTGGTTTTTCAGGAGTAACGCATGACAGTCAGCAAAGAGCAGGCAAAGGCGATGTTCGAGCACGATCTCAACGGCTTTATGAATGAGGTTCGCGGCTTGCTATCTCACTATCGCATCGGAGACTGGGAAGCGTATCTGTTCTTTCGCAAACCCGACTGCCCACAGAGTTACGTGTTGAAGTACGAAGCAACGGCGGGAGACGAATTCGCAACGCAGATCGTTCAACTGCACACACAATCCGCATCGGCTATTAGAGGTAAATCCAATGGGTGACATGAGTGATGACTTCGCCGCTATGAAAGCGCACACGCAAGCGAAACATGCGGAGTGGAAGCAAAAGAACATGAATGTATTGAGCAATAGCGGCGCGGTCTTCACGATTACGAATAACGGCGAGACGCTGCTCTTTCGCATGACGGGTTATCCAAAGGTTGACTTCTATCCAAGCACTGGACGCTGGCGGATCGTTAGTGGAAATAACGGCAAGCCGTTTAGAGGCGGCGCGGCGGCATTCTTAACGTGGTACAAGAAGCAGGCAGTAAAAGAGGAACCAAATGAGATGCGCTGAATGCCATCTAGCAATTGATTTCTATGGTGAGGACATAACTGTTCGCGTGGTCTATTCAGATGAGCGCGGGATTGAGAAGCACTGTCAGCACAGCCCGTTCAATGAAGATGACTCAGCCATCCTTGCGGTTCTCGGATCAGCCGTTTGCACACAAAAGTGGCTTAGGAAACGGGCTAACATCGCGAATATGGAAAGGCGCAAAAATGTCAACAACTGATTCAGAGACACTAGCGCTTGAGCGCCCACAGCAGCAGGATGAATTTCTTGCGATGGTGGAGAGATTCATGGAGCGCCCGGACATGTCGCCGGAGAAATTGGAAAAGCTCATGCATCTCAAGTTTGAATGGGATGATCGCCAGGCCAAAAAGGCATACGATGCCGCCATGATTGCGGTGCGCCCGCAGATCCGTGCTGTCCCTTGGGATAAGTTCAACTCTTTTACTAACAGTCGTTATGCAAGCTATCCAAAGATTGATGAGATGCTGACGCCCATACTCACAGAATACGGGCTGGCGATTTCGTTCGACACGGAGCCGGATCCACGTCCAAACATGATGATGGGCTGTTGCGATGTTATTCACGAGGATGGCTACACGAAGCGCCACCGTTTACCTATGCCCATTGACGGCAGCGGCCCGAAGCAGGGAGGGGTAATGACTGGCCCGCAAGCCGTTAAGAGCGGAGTCTCCTACATGATCCGAACGTTTGTGGGAATGATCTTTGCAATCCCGCTCCTCGTTGATAAAGACGACAACGATGGAAATCCGATTAGACCTCCGATCGATGATGCGGAGAAATCGAATCTTGAAAAACTGATGAAGGGGTTTAGTCCAGAGCGGCGCAAGTGGCTCTTGGATCAATTCGGCATTGCGGATCTCGCCGGTCTGCCGCGCTCCAAATACAACAATGCAATCGACAAGATTAACTTAGCCAACAGAAAAGATGCTGAGCGAAGCGCCAGCGATAAATCAAAGGGTGAGAACAAGGAGCACTGGAGTAAGAACGCAACTGTCAACCAAGATCAGGAAGCAACACTACAGGCGCTAATTGATGAAATAGGTGGCACCTGTAATACTGACTTTCTTACTGCGAATAAAATCAATAAGGTTAGCGATCTGCCGGCCCAACAGTACCAAGGCGCGCTGGCGTCTCTAACGCAACAACGGAGGAAGTGATGGCTACTGAAACCCCAGAGAGAATCTGGATCGACCCGCAGGATCGATCATTCTGGAACGACTCAGGCGAGGTTATCGGATTGATTGAATACATCCGCGTCGATAGTGGCCCAACTGCCTTAGAGCGTGGCGAAGATGTTGACGATGTAATGCGGCGATTTGAGGAAATAGGTTTAAGTGAAGGCCCAACTAACTGCCTTGATGATGACGATGGACTCGCAAAAGCGCTGCGGCAGATTTCTCCAGAACAACTTAACGAAATCCTGACGCAAGAATTGCCTGATAAAAACGCCCCGACATTTACCCGCGCAGAGGACACGAACGACGCCGAGTTATGGCGGTACTATGACGCGATAGCCGTTGCTAAGGGATACGATTCAATTCCACACGCACTTGCCGCCACGCCCCGCGCAGAGAATCAGAATGACCGGGAGCAACGCTCGTGAGCGGCTGCGCCTGCCAGTACAACGAATATGAGATCCGCACAGAAGTTTGCCGTGTGTGCGCCGCCGCTCTTCCTCAACAACTTGATGATGGAAGTCTCAATCCTGAGTGGCTGCAAGCACGCTGTGGTTGGGCCACCGCAAGCCGCGCTCATGACATAACGAAACTGGTTCAAAAGACAAAAAAGAACGGTGTGGTTACGGAATGGAAGTCGTCATCTGATCGGGATCGCTACATGGATCAACTCCTGGCAGAGCGTCTCACGGGACAGCCTCAAAACGGCAAGAGTATCTATTCGCTCAATGAGCGGCGTAGATTGGAAACTCCTGCCCGCGCGGCTTACTCCTTTTTTTATGATCGCGAAGTAGTGCAAGTCGGATTCATTCATCATCTGTTCATTGAGCGATTTGGAGCGAGCCCGGATGGATACGTTGGCGACTATGGAATAATTGAAATTAAGAATCTGGACGCAGCGCAACATATAAAACTATGGGAAGGTGGCGAGAGAGAGGAATCCGTCTTTAGCGAGTATCGACCGCAGGTTAACTCAGGACTTGCTTGTACGAATAGAGAGTGGTGCGACTTCATAAGCTATCAACCGGCCATGCTAGATGAAGAGTTGAAACTGTATGTGAATAGGGTATGGCGAAACGAAAGCGAGACCTCCGCACTTGAAAACTCAGTGAAAGCGTTTCTCGAGGAGTTAGCGCAGAAAGTTGAGATGGTCAAATCGCGGGGGATATCAGGCTATCAATCGCCAGCGCTAACTAATCAACTTGAACAGTCAATCGCGCTTGCGAGAAAGCCTAATGCTGTTCACGCACGTAAAGGAAAGGGAATTATATAGATGACTCCCTTTAACCATTTTTCTTGGCCTTTTTCGGGCGCTTCCGTTTTCGCGGTTTTTTCTTCTTTGCCTTTGGCCGGTAGTTCAAAACTACGTCCGCGATCCGGTTCAAGACTTCGGGCGGCTCTTGCTTCATTGTTGCAACCTCGCAGCTATAGGGTTTACTGCGCAGTGTTGCAGGTGGTAGCGGGCATCGTGAATCGCCATGTGAACAAAGTAGCGTTGACCAGGGCCGTTGCTCGGTGTACCGCGCAGGATGGATTCGTTGCAACCGTTACAGATCAACGTGTACTGAGTGGCTCTTGTGTGCGCAGGGCCGTGTGGGTTTTTTATGCTGCGGGTTGACCATCGAAACTGATATGTCATTGCGTAACCTCTGCGATCAATTCTTTGTACGTGATTCGTTTGCCCGCAACGTTATCGACAAACGAGTTGAGACGGAGCAAGGTATGACGCTTTACGTCTCCCTCGTTGAGACGGAACGCGAATTCGTCAACGTATCGCTCGGTGTGCTTCGGGCTGATGTGATGAAAGACGCCGTTGATACCGCGCTTGAGAACTGCCCAAACCGATTCTATGCCGTTCGTGTTGATAGGGCCGTGCGCGAAGTGTCCGGCGCTATGGTTGACAGCGGAGTGACGGTAGAAAAGCCCGTCAAGGCCAGTGTAGCTCGCGTGTTCATCGGAGTAAATCGTGGAACCGATCTCAATGTTATCGAAAAGGCATTGCTGAATGGTTCCGAGATCCGAACCATCAAGCACAAAGGCTTTCGTGTTGCCGCCACGCTCGCGCATTCCGAGAACCGGAGTTTTGCCCACTGCGCCGCGCCCTATGTTCAGCTTTTTGTTCGCGTGCTTGTTGGCTTCCTTGCCGCCGATAAACGTCTCGTCAACTTCGACAACGCCCTTGAGCTTGTCAATGTCTTTGCCGCACGCCTCGCGCAGTCTGTGCAGCATGAACCATGCGCTTTTCTGAGTGACGCCGATCTCTTTGGCGAGTTGCATAGAGGAAATACCCTTGCGAGCAGTCACAAGCAAATACATCGCGTAAACCCACTTGTGCAGCGGGATATGCGAACGCTCGAAGATCGTCCCGGTGCGGACGGTAAAGTCGAGTTGACAGGCGTTACAGCGATAGAAACCACGCTTGCGCGTCGTGATGCGCTCGCCACTTTTGCAGGTCGGACACTTCACGCCGTTCGGCCAGAGTCGGCCTTCGAGATACTTCCGTGCCGACTCTGCGTCCGGGAACATTTCAAACAGTTGAAATGTGCTGATTGTCGAGCGGCTCATTTAGGCGACTCCCTCTGCCGACCCTTCGGCCAAAGCAAGCGCAGCGATAACGGCAGCGCATTCAGGCTCATGTTCACCGCCGACCCACGTTTGACACCAGCAATGGTGATTCCGGCGCAAGCCTTTCAAAGCGCCGAACAGCGCAGGGGCGGACGCAATCAGTCGCGCGTTAGCTTCGACTTCCTTTTCGTCTGGGTGTCCGTAGGTGCTCGCTATGCCATTCATTCCCGATGCGCTGCTAGGCGTTCGACGCGCAATAAAGAATCCGTTGTAGCCGTGCGCCCGCTCGTAGAACCACGGCCCCGGCGTGAATGGCGGGAGAATAGTAACGGCGGGAATTTTCATCTTCGGCAACGCGAGCCTCGCGGCTTCGCAAGCACGGCAGATCAATCGGGTATCATCGTGCGTTGGAAATCGATTCCCGCATTGCTGGCAGACTTTCTCGTGAAGCGTTTGTTTGGGAGCAAGCGGCGTCTTCCAGAGGATTGCCTTCACGCTAACTGTGACGCGCTCGCTTCTATCATCGTACAGGTCAACAGTGACCCGGCCAGCGTGACTCTGAGGCATGGAGTTCACGATAAACGCAACACAGGGCACATAGTACCCGCTCTCGCTCTTGCGGAGACATACGACTTCAGCTCCCACAGCAAACGAGCCTTTGTCGTACAGAGGATTATCTTTGTTCTTGACGGTCAGAACGTAACGAGCGCCTTCGAGTGTTCGGGTGTCGGTGTTAGAATCGGTTTTAGTCATGACTTGATTTTCTCCTTAACACGGTCAATCAGGTTGTGGCTTTGGGTTGTCGGAGTTAGTGGCTCTGGCAACCCTTTTCGATGCCCTGATAGTCTCATATTTTCGTGCGGGAGTCAAGTATATAATTCCCAAAGGAAAAGTAATTCAGTTAGTGAAGTGAGAGACAATCTATGACACAAGAACATCCGAAGGTTGGAATTCCGGTAAAGCTAAGGCGCGGGATGCTGCAATTAAGTGCGCGGCAAATTCATCATATTACGGACGTGCAAAAACTAGAAGTCAATGAGGGCCAGCGTTACGATCCTCAAAAACCCTACTTAAGCCAAGCCGATGTTGACGGTGAGGGTGGCTATTGGATTAAGACAGACAAGACAAAAGGCGGGTGGTGGGCGTGGTCATTATTTCGTGTAGCGTGAAATCAAATCTCTAAGGCCACAAAAGGGGATCCTTTATGAAAAGAGTCACGAAAGCAGATCGAATACTGAATGATTCCGCGATGCGGTTAGAAGCAGCGCGTATTCGCGTCCAGACCGCACAATCACAACTCAACTCGGCTAAAGATGTGCTCTTTGAGCTACATGAAGCCCATAACGCGCTTGAGAAGGAACTGGCGCCTACGCCTCGCAAAGCAGCAAAGAAACCAGCGGCAAGCCCGCCTGATGCCAAGGAGGGGGCAAAAACGGGGGCAGTAGTGGCTCCAGGATTGTGCTCGCACGTCTCCGAAGGCGGCGCAGTGTGTCTTGCTCCTCCATCGAACGCCGTTCACGATCAATCTGCCGGATACGCGGGCTACCACCCTTTCGTACCATCGAGGCCTGTAGCGCGTGCCGGGCGCAAATCAAAACAGAAACCGCCGGACTTTGGGTCCGCTCAGAATTCAGAGATCGCTACGGACACTGCTTTAGCTGCTTCCATCGGAGGAGATTGAAGTGCCTACAATCATAGATGACCGATTCACGGATGAGGCCCGGCTTGAACGCCTTGAAAAAGGGCTGGAGTCGGCTTGTGATGCGCGCGCCCGTGCTATCCAAATGCGCGAGCGCCTTGACTATGAAATTGAGATGCTGAATCGATACGTAGACGACTACGAGCGCCTCATCCGTAAACTCAAGGCAAAAACATCTGAACAACTAAATCCTTTAGGGAATTAGAGATTTGCAATATGAGCACTTCACTTGAAAACAAAGAACTTCGTGGTCGATGGTGGGGAAAAGAGTTTTGCCCACATCCAGGCAAGCCATGTATCGACGGCTGTTATTACTGCGGGCGTCCGGTTGGCGCAATTGATGGCAACCATAATCACACTCAAACAGATAAAGAGGGATTCAGAGGCGCAACGGAAGATCGCTATAGTTGCGTCTGTGATACGTGCTGAGGAGATCCTTAGGGGAGTAGCCCCGCGATGCCGATATATCGAACATCAGAAGAAGAACGCAATTCGCGCATTCGATTCAGACAGATTGATCGGGCGGTGATGTCGCGGACTCGCATAATATGCGGGAAGTGTAAGGAGTTAGTGTGGTTGCACACGTGCTTCAAGTGCTACTTCTGCTTAATCTTCTTCTGTAGCAGATGCGCTCGCGGGCATTTTGAATAGAAACGACAACGCCTCTCCTAGTTAAAGAAGAGGCGCAAGCCGTGTTCAGTCGATACGGAAGAACCGTGTGGGATAAAACATACCACACAAACAAAGTTGTTGACAAGTGAATAGACCACGAATTAAATTCAGGGCGTTCAGTTGAAACGGGAGTCACTTCCCGCCTCAACTCCAAGCATTAAAAATGTTATCGGCACCAAACAGACGGGATGAAACAGGCCCAACGAATTCTCGTAAGTTGGCTGATTAGCTGCGAGAGTCTGCCGCCATTCCAGTAATGGAGCGAACCGCGCATCGCCGCCTTGAACAAGCGTCGAGCCTGCTGACCGGATGACCTGAGCAGGGCAAGCGCGAATCAGCGCGTAAAACCATACGGACACCTCAGTGGGACACACTTTCGCCGATAGCATTTTCTAAGGGTTTGACGCGAGCTCCCTGATTTACGCCAACATTGCCTACTTGGCTCAAACTTGGCGGAACAGGGGCGAACCGCGATCAGCCGTTTCCTAGTAAGACACATTCAGAATTGGTGCTATATGAAGAAGGAGAAGAAAGATGGAAGTTAAGATTTATCGGAATGACTTGCCTGATATTCCTAAGCGACTCAGGCGGCGTCCAATAGAACGCGGTTATCCGGTGCCGTGGTTCGTTGCTTTCGTTGACGGGCATTACGACTTTCGTGTAATCGGGTCTGGCAAAATCAAACAAGCGGGGATTGAGAAGAGGTGCTGGATATGCGGTGATCAGATTGGCGTCAATCTCTGTTTCCCGATTGGTCCCATGTGTGCAATCAATCGTATTTCTTCTGAGCCTCCGTCTCATTTTGAATGCGCGGAATGGTCCTCTCGCGCTTGCCCGTTTCTCTTAAACAAAGAGCCTGAAAGGCGCACGTCAAACCTGCCGCAGGGGGTTGTTGATGCCGCTGGATGCCCCATTAATCGACAACCGGGAGTAATTCTGCTTTGGGTGACAAACTCGTATCGAATCGTTCAGGGCAGCATTGGATCGGAACGCGGAAATAAAGGCATCTTGTTCCGAGTCGGAGATCCAGTCCGTACGCTATGGATGCGCGAAGGCAGAGAGGCAACGCGAGAAGAATGTTTACACTCGATCGAGAGTGGCTATCCAATTCTAATGGACGCGGCAAGACAAGATGGTGCTCCCGCAATTCAGCAACTTGAAAAGATGAGATCGGAAGCATTTACACTATTACCAGCTGCGTAAACTGTCGAACAAGGGGCTATGCTCTAAATATCTCAGGCAACGAAAGAAACTAACGATACATGGGCGAATCCCCCGAAAAGCAAGCGCTCGTAATTTTAACAGCGAGCGTAGCCAAAACCCTGAATCGACTAAATAAGATCCTTCAACAGAAACAGATCGCCCGGCGGGAGGTAGGGAGTATGACGCGCCTCGTAGCGGAGCTTGAAATCTCAAATGATGAAATCATGCGGAGCGTACTGGATCTAAACGTGCAACAAATGGTCCGTCTGAAGACTGGGCAAACCGCAAGAACGCCTAAAACGCAAGCCGAGAAACAGCGTGGGAATGACAACTCCGAATTAATGAAGTTTCATTATGAGCACTTGAAAGGACATCGAATAAGCGACGGCGGTGCCCAAGGTTCGGCGATCAAGTGGCTACTTGATAACGGTTATTCGTTACCGGTGTTAAAAGAATGCTACGAATCGCTTTTTGCGGAAAAGTGGCGCTCTAACGTTAGCTGGCTGACCGTCCGAAAAGAAATTGGACCCTGGATCACGCGAGGCAACCGGACTGCGGCCACGAAGACAGATCGAAGCGTAGAGAACGGTCATACAGTCGCAGCGGAGTACAGAAATGAGGTCATCCACTAATCAGAACTCTGGCGAAATTAAAGCACGCATCGTGGAAATGCTAACAGACCTTTCAGCGCTCTTCCGCGGTGAAGTTGAAACGAAGACCTATCGGGCCTATGCGCCCAAGTTATGCGACATTCCACTTGAAGTACTGCAAGAGGCGCTCAATAAATGCGGCGATGAATTAAGGTTCTTCCCGGTTGTTGCAGAAATCCGCGAACGTGCCGCCACTATCCGCGCAGAAAAGGCAAAAGCCAACTGTGATAATGACTGGGAAAAGTTGACAGCAGCAGAGGTGTGCCCCGACTGCTTTAACACCGGCACCGTAGTTGTACGTGACGAAGCTGGCAACGCAAAGGGTGCTCGCAACTGCACACATTGAGGATCGACATGCGAAGAAAGCGCTACTACATCATCGCACAAAGATATCCTTGCTATGACGGATCAAAACCCCTCTCCTTTGCTGTCTATAGAGGGAGAGAGTTTCTGTGCTATAGCTGGAGTTTGGCACGAGCTTGGGTAGCACTTCAGTTTATTAAGAAGGGGATGCGCGGATGAAACCATATTATGAGGAGGCGGGCATCACGATTTATCACGGCGATTGCCGCGACGTGCTGCCGCATCTTCCGAACGTTGATCTAGTTCTGACTGATCCGCCTTACAACGTGAAAAAAGATTATGGCCAGCATGATGACGGTATGCCAGAGGTGGAGTACGAGGTTTTCATGCGCGAGGTCGCGGCACTTTGCCTGAATGCGGCTGACAACCAAGCGTGGATCGCGCCTCGATACAAAGCGAGGTTGTTCACTGACATATTCCCAAACGCGCACATGATTGTAATTCTTCGCGGAGCGTCGGGCCCGTTTCGTCAAGGATGGAGTGATCAATTTGAGACGGCTTTGTTAGTCGGTAAGCCCTTGCGATGTATGCCGGATGTTTGGTCGGATATTCGCTTGAAAGGTGAAGGGTATTTCTTTCGCGAAGAAACATTCGGTCATCCGGGTTACACGCCATATCCGATCATGGCACGCTGCGCGTCCCTTCTGTCAACGAACTCACTAATAGATCCATTCTGCGGCACTGGCACCGCATTACGAGCCGCTAAAGATCAAGGCAAGCGGGCCATCGGCATCGAGTTGAACGAAGCGTATTGTGAGATCGCGGCTAACAGGCTCAGGCAGGAGGTTTTACAGTTCCAGTGAGTTTCTCTAAATCCTACGAATCGGCTAAAGCTTCTTACAAACCACTAGCTCGCTCTCAGATGGCGCGGAGTACCAAGCCGATGAAGCGCGGCACTAAGCGCTTGAAACGCTCACGCATGAGACCTCATCGCATGACGCCAGAAGAAACGGCTTGGCGTAATGAAGTCTTGAGGAGATCCGGTTATCAATGTCAGTGGGTAGACCAACAAACAGGAGAGCGCTGCCGTGTACGCGGAGAAGAGAATCTCGACGCGCATCACATTAATGAACGTTCACAGCGACCCGATCTTGTTTTGGATCTCTCAAATGGAGCTGCTCTTTGTAGCGGACCAAGGCGTCACCATGATCGAGCGCACCATACTGTTGAAGGAAGACAACAAGCACAGGCGCAAGGGCTATTAGGCGGCGAAACGTACGAATTGGCGCGGAGGCGGAGCAGGGAGAAAGCTATATGAACCATCATAGTACGTGGAACTTTTTACCGGGCAGGCTTCCACAAATCGGCGTACCCGTTCTGACGGTTAAAGGTGTGGGCCGCAAGTCGTTCGTGCGCGAAGCAGTTTACGCTGGCCGTGGTTATTGGCGTGGATTTGGTGATGCACCCGTACGCGCGTGGCGGCCCTTGCCGCACACGCCGATCACGCTCGCATTGGAAAAGGTTTTTATTGAACGGGACGCGATTCTGGATATCTATGAACGGAACCGCACATCACGACAAAGAAAGCGTTTACTTGAGCTCGACACAAAGATCGAACTTGCCCAGCAGGCGCGGGAATCAGAGTATGAAAGCTTTGTCCGTCGCGCTGCTTTGGCTCTTCAAACGTTGGGCGGACAAAAGATTGGCTAGGGCAGCACAAAAGCGAAGGCCAGCGTCAGCATGAGAGTACTACTACCATGCGGAGCAGAAGCGAATGTATCAGAGCATGTCTCTCCAGAAACCTTGGCCGCGCTTGATGAAATGATGACGCTTGTTTCCAAGTACTACGTGGAAAAGTTTGCAAAGGAAGTTCTGCAAGAGATTGACACAGCCAACGCCGAGTAGTACGCTTATCCGCGTATGAGACACCTGACTATCGACCAACTACTTGAGCAGATTGAGGGCGACATTCAAAGGGCAGGGTCACAGAAGGCATTGGCTGAACGGCTCAATCTGTCGGAGCAATATTTATGCGATGTGTTAAAGCGTCGGCGTGCGCCGGGGCCAAAGGTGCTCAGTTCGTACGGCCTGCGTGCCGTCACCAATTACGTCAAGGATAAGGAGCCAAAGAAATGAGAGACGCTACATATATCGCCGTATTACTGGACAGGTCTGGTTCAATGGAGTCGGTAAAGGATGAGACAATCAGCGGCTATAACGCCTTTATTAAAGAACAGAAAGAGGCAGGGGATAACTGTTCCGTATCGTTGGTTCAATTCGACTCGCAAAGTATCGACACGTTACAGGAATTCACGCCAGTTAAGTCCGTGCCAGATCTAAACGGCGGAACATTTCAACCGCGCGGCATGACGCCACTGCTTGACGCGCTCGGGAAGACGATTGAAAGCACTGGCAAATCACTAGAGGCGATTCCAGAGGCGAATAGACCAGACAAAATTGTGTTTGTTGTAATCACGGACGGACAGGAGAACGCCAGCCATCAGTTCGACAAGTCGCGCATCAGACAGATGATCGAACACCAGTCACATACCTACAACTGGCAGTTCGTATACCTAGGCGCAAATCAAGATGCTTTCGCAGAAGCGGGTAAAGTCGGGTTTAAGGCTGATAATGTCGCGGATTACGTTGGGGCCGCAACCGCCGATGCGTTTCGGGCCACATCAAGCAACGTAGCGAGCTACCGCCGTACTGCACGCGCATCATCGCTCAACTACTCCAGCAGACAACGAGCCTCCATGTTGAAGTCTGATTCCCGCAAGAGCAAGGCATAACAATTCTGAATGACTGTGGGAGTGCGGGTCTGGAAGCCGACCGTCAAACGCAACGGTAAGCGGTCGGCTGAAAGACCTATAGCAAAATGATTAGAGACTATCATCCACGCAAAGGAATAATCTCAACTCAGATTGTAGAGTTAAAGCTTGCCGAGCAACTGTGGCTTCCCCTAGATCAAGTAAGACAGGCGAACGTCCACATGTTCGCTCGCAGGTTTGGCTTGAAGGTGCAGACGCGCACGAGGATCAAAAACGGCGTTAAGGGAATTCGAGTAAAGCGAGTAGCGTAAAACGATGACTGCAAGATGGAGCGAAGAAGATCTCGCTGACTACAAAGCAAAAAGAGAAGCACCGCTAAATGGTACGTCTTTAGCGCAAAATGCCTCTCCAGCGCTTCAAGTAGGAAGGTCTTACCGATTCGTTGTGCTAGGCGTCCCGGAGCCTGGAGGAAGCAAGCGGGCGCTAGTGCCATTAGACAAGGATAAGAATCCCTACCGTCGCGGTAATGGCGGCATAGTAGTCTCTGTGAAGGACGCAAACCCAAGGGCTGAGAAATGGAAAAAACACGTCAGCAAAGCCGCAAGAGAAGAATATGGTGGGCCGCGCTTCGATGGGCCGGTTGCTGTGCGATTTGTCTTCTACTTACCGCGTCCAAAAGGTCACTATGGTACTGGCGCTAATTCAAACAGGTTGAAAGCCAGTTCTCCAAAGTTCCCTATCGGCCCTCCAGACGTGCTCAAGCTCAGCCGGCCGGTTGAGGATGGATTAACACAAGCGGGGAATGTCTTTTCAGATGACGCGCGCATCGTTGATGAAGACTTAAAGAAACGATACGGGCATCCGTCCAGAGTTGAGGTCACAATTGAGGAAATCCTGGTCAGCGATCCGAATGAGCAACCGGAGTTATTTCAGCAAGAGGAGCGTATGCCGTGGGAGTAGAAACAATGAAAATCGTTTATGGCTATCAGAAGAACGGAATGTTTCTGATCGCTACGGTTCAAGATGATTGCTTGTCTGAGAATATCGATGAAATCAAGCAAACTATTAATGCGGTCCAGGGCGAGGGAGAGTCCTACGTTGAAATCGGTCGAACTGAATGCCAGACCATATTGAAGCTCATGCAATTCGGAAAAAAGGGCGACATCCGAATCATGGAGAAGCCAACACCATGATCGCGCAGAGAGGATCTCACGCCTAATGGCTCACATTGAACAATTTGTATTTGCTGCCGAGCTTGCGGATAAGAATCTGCCCAAAGAGAGCGGTAAACTTACCTCACTACCTTGTAATGTTTCACCATCTAGCGTCATACAAGATAGAGAAGGGGCGAACTGAAACGCAATAACCCGCCAGACCGCGCTGCCCTGCCTGTAATCGGGTATAGAAGCAGTACGCGAGGACATTCTAGCCAAGCAGTTCTGCCCCTTCCACCACACTAAAAATAATCCCACAAGACTGTAGACAGAACTATATAGACGTGCTATCGTTCGTTCATCTTGAAACGGGAGGGACTACGGAACAGCGACTATGCCTATTAACCCGAACACGCTAAAAGCCGAAAGAGACACCTTGCTTAGCCAGATAATGGAACTGCGGAAGTTGTACGGCTCCATATTCACAATCAAGAGCACGGGCGATATTAATCATCCGCTCAAAGGTGAGATCGACTATGACGCTAAAGCCGCGTTTGAGTCGGTTCTGTTTGAAGATATATATGACGCCAAAGTCGCACATAGTAGAACTTTTCCACACTGATCGCTCAAGACATTGCGGAGTATATTACTGATCACGGATTGAACTCTTGATGCTTGTCAAGGCAGAGGTAAACTTTAATGACCACCACCATTCTTAAACAACTGACTTGCTTCCGCTGTGGCTATCAATGGTGGCCTAAATCCGAAAAGAAACCGGATCGATGCGCCAAGTGCAATAGTCCCTATTGGGATCGTCCACGTCGGGCTGAATCAGTAGAGTCTGGACAGGCAGCGCTTGAGAAGTGGCGAGCCAACCGCAAGCCAATCCCTAAGCATAAGGATCGATCTAAAGGATAAGAGAGTTGGGGACTACCAAATGGCGAGCAAGATCAAGCAGTACAGCGTGACAGTGACGCAAAGAAACATCGACAACGGCTATACGCATTCCTGTAAGCGTTGCCCCATTGCGCTGGCCCTACGGCGGGTATTCCATACGACTAAGGTTGACGTTGATGCTTTCTACATCACGATTAACAGCAAGATATTTGTCACGCCGCAGATCGCCATCGACTTCATGATTGACTACGATAAACGCCGTAACGTGCGACCTATCACGTTTCACCTAACGGAGGCAATCAATGGCTGACAACGTGAAGATAACAGGAACCGTCGATCACTTTCGAGCCGAAGAGACGCCGGCGCACAACGCGCAGTCTGACGTCGCTTTAACAGTGGAATTGCCCCTGCGCGATTTGTTCGCTGCGTTTGCGTTGTCGGCAGTCATAAGTCTCGACCTGGAAGACGGGCCAATCGCATTTTCGAACGGACGCGATAATACGCTTACGCAGCAGCGGACGCAATGATGGAAATTCGTGATACTACTTTATCCGCACGTAGAGAAGAAGGGGATCTTTAGATGACTGACAACCCGAACATAACAAGCTGGCGCGTCACCCGGATCATGCGTGAGCAATTTTGGGTGAAGAGTGCGGCGACAGAGCAAGAAGCCGTTGCTAAAGCCACAGGGGCGCATTCCGTTGAAGTGGTAAGTGAAAGCGTTGAACGGGCAGATTCCGGTGATGATACATGTGGAGAAGAAGGAGAAGTAGATGGCAAGTAAACTGGCACAGTCAATTGTCCGTGATGTGTTACTGGCAATCGGAAGCCGTTCAAACGAGACAGACGTGAATCTGGCCCTGCACAATGTAGACGCTGGGCTTGCAGAGCTTCAAGACGTGTTAGCGGACTGTGATAGCAACCTATCAGCGTATGGACATGGACGGCCACTAACAAAGACAGAAGCGCTGCGGCTTTCTGATCGATGCCGTGATCTGACTAAGCTACTTGCTGACTAACCGCCGCTGCACACTGAGAGGGAGAGGGAAACACAGAATGCTAAATAAGAGTGAACTGAAACGCTGGATCGCGCTGGCTGATGAACTGCCTCCCGAGAATGTCATGCTGATGACGAAGATCGACGACGACAACGGTATACGCAACGAGCAGAAGCTTTGTTTTCACAGTCGTCTTTGGTGGACCGGATGTGGACCGGACGCAATGTACGTTTATTACACGCCGACACACTGGAGGCAGCCATGACGAGTAATCCACCACAGGCGCAACCTAACAAAGCGAGGGTTGCCCGCACTTACGAGCGGGTGAGCGTAGTCGAGAACTTAATCCGACTATACGAAGTTCACGGCAGGATCGCGGTGACTGAGATCCTTGCCGATCTGCGTCACTACTGCGATCATCAAAAGTATGATTTTGCTGAACTCGATCAAGAGGCTTACACGAAATACGTCAGCGAACTCCGAGGTAACGAACATGACTGAGCCACCGGCGCAACCACACGAAGTATCGGAGCGCTTAATTCAAATCACGCGAAGTTAACCACCCCACAGCAAGGCGAGAGAGAACGAGACGTACCTGAGGAAGCAGCGGCTAACTAAATGGCGGAGACACCAATGGGCGACAAGGGTGAACTACGACGTATTGAGAATGAGCTAAACGAAGCTAACGTGCCAGAAGACGTATTTATCGGCACGAACTCCGTAGCGGATCGCGTGACTTGGCTGATTACCCGTAACAAGCTAAATCAGCAGAACTCACGTTCGCGATTCAAGGCAATGAACGAGCTGGCAGACTTAGTGGAGATCGCTTTAGTTCCTAATGGACTGAATGAAGACTGGCGCGTTAAAGCAGACGAGGCTTTGGTGCTTGCCGGACGGAGACAATCGTGAAGACTAACAACGACGCAGCCCAACCTACAGGTGAAGGTGAAGCACCGGAAAGGATTTGGATAGACAACGGCTCGGGTATCTGGGAAGTAACAGGCGCACGAATGTTTCCCGATCCACCTCAGAACATGAGGGTCGCGTACGTCCGCGCCGACTTGATTCATCCCTCTACTTCAGGTGTAAGCGAGCGAGCAGGCCGTGCCGTCAACAGATTACGCGAAGCAAACATGCTCTTAGCCGATCCGACAGACACGGAGTTGACGCAGGTGGCCGACATCATCACGGCTGAGTTTCGACTGGAGAAATCTCAATGACAACTACATCAAATAACTTACTTGAATACGCGGTCAAACTGGGCTTAGTAATTTTACTAGCGTTCATTGTTACTCACTTTATAGGAGTAGAACTAGGGGCAGCGGTTGATAAAGTTGCTCTAGCTCTGCGGGAAGCGGGGAATTGAAAGTAATGAAACAAGCCTGTGATACAGCAAAGATGGTTAAAGATCGGGTTGAGTGTCGCATCTGTTTCTTATGCGGACGATGGTTAATGGGGATGAATCATGCCTGAGTCAACCAAAGAACTAAGTGGAAGAGAACTCGACGGAACTATTGCCGAGCTGGTGATGGGCTGGCGAAAGGTTCAATACAACAGGGCCACTAGTCGCCTTCCCTTTAAGTGGACGGGAATACCGCCTGACGGCCACAATTACAGGTCAGAAATTTGGCACTTCTCATCATCCATTGAAGCCGCAATGCAGGTAGTTGAGAAGTTAATTACCGCGAAGTGGAAGATAGACATTCAGCACGGTGACGAAGATGACGATGAATGGGAAGTCATCTTAGAATTATGGATCTATGGCAAACCGTTGGGTGCTCGTTTGAGTTGTTGCGGATACGGACAAGCGGCGACTTTACCTGAGGCAATCTGTCGAGCAGCGCTAGAGGCATTTAAGTGATACCAGTTGATGAAATAGTAGCGATGCTACGAGCGGCCATTGCGGGCGACTTGGCGGTAAAGTGTGCTGGTCCAGCGTGGCACGAAGTTTATGCTGGAGATGCAAGCTTTTGGATCGGAGACTGGAAACTGGAAGTATTCAACGATTGCGATTCGTTCGATTACATTAACTCCGTGGAAGCGCCCGATGGACGTAGAGCGGCATTTGAGGATTGGTGGGGCGACCGCGAAATACCTATTTGCCCTGAGAATCAACTATCACAGGATGAACTATCACGACTCACGGAGTTGCTGGAGAATGCGGAGGGAGTAGAACGTGTTTGAATGCGCGAACTTAGGATGCCCCGAACGTGTTTCACATCCCGGCCAATTTTGTCTCGTCTGTACGCAAAGGGAAGAGAACGGTGGCGAGTACGATGATGAAGACTTTGATGAAGCCGAAAACTACGAGTTGAGCGTTGAGCACACTTGCGTCAAATGCCTAAAGCGGGAAGCAATCATAAACCATGTCTGCGGCATGTGCTCGGAACTCTATCCGTACATGGTCTAGAAGCGGCTTAAATAATTTCTTTGCCAGCAAGTACTGTGCTAGTGCTATTATGGAGTCCGCGTCTGAGAGAGTCGCTTGCGATTCGTGCGGGGAAATGTTTAGGCAAATAACTCCTTCCCCGCCTCAGTCGCTTATACCCTTCTTGAGAATCTAACTGATGGACGGCAATCTGACCTATGGGCCAAAGGGCCGACTTATCTCTGTGCTGGCGATCATTGGCGCGACCGTCGCGACGCTGGAGTCTTCAGGCGTCCTCACGCATCTACCGGAGAAGTACAAGTGGATAGCCGCAGTGGTTACAATCACAGGCTTAATCATCGCTGGAGTTTCTGAGCGGATCCAGGGTGGTGCAAGTAACCCGGAAGTAAGAATCGCGGCGCAGCAATCAGACAACAAGAACGCGCTGGAGCGCACTAACGCAGGAGGCTAAAGTGAGACATTCCCGCAAGCTGATTCCATTAATTCTCATTGTTCTCATCACCACGGCATGCCCGTCTTCCAGCGATCTTGACCACATGGCGAGCGCGTCTAACGAGTTGGCCCATGATACGCTGACGGCTAACAGGGTAGTTGCTGAATTCTTCAAAGCTGGCAAAATTCCACTCGAGGCAAAGGACAAGATCGCGGTGAAGCTTGGCGTCATAGGCGACAAGGGCAATAAGTTCAATGAGATCCTGATTCAGCTTGACGCAAAGTATCCACAGGGTACGCTTCCGCCGTCAGATCTCGCCTTCGTGCGGCAGAATCTCAGCGAGTTGCGCCAGCTTTACACGGACATCGTTGCGGACTTGCTTCCATTCGGAGCACAAAAGGCTGTCAGTGACCTCAACAAGCACATATCCGCGATTGAAAAGGTGGTGCAATAATGCCGATTAATCTATTCGATATTCTTGACGGTCTTGAGAGGGCGCTCCCTATACTTGGCGGATTAACTGGACATCCTGAAATTGGCACTCTAGCCGGGCGTCTGTTGGATATTGCAGAGTCAGAAATCGAACGACGCCGAGCCGCGACCGGGAGAACGCGGAGTGAGGTTTTGGCCGATGCCAAAGCGGCTTATGCGGAAGCAAAGACAGCGAATGAGGATCTAAAGAAGTTGGGCCACGAGTAGGACGCATCCATGCCTAGAATGACTGAGACATCAGAGCAGACAGCCGCACGCGAGTACAAGGAGAACACTAAAAGTGTGTCTTCTGACAGGATGCTCCCATACGAACTTTATCGCTTACGACTTGCGTTAGATTCATTTTCAGAGAACACTGGTAAGTGGCAAGCTGAAATAAGAAATTCAATTGAAGCGGGCTTTGAACAGGTTGCGAAAGCCATCGCTGAGATTCAACCGCTGCCGCAACCGCAGCCCGAACCACTGGAGGTCAAATTCGTGTTTAAAGTAGCTGATGATCATCAATCAGAACCGTTCTCAATTGCCATCGGCGCGGTAACAGACGCTGAAGGGCAACCCATCCCTGACACTTCTGGCCTAAGCGTGAAGGTCGAATCAAGCGATGAAAACGTGGTCGCAGTCTCGTTTGACGAAGGCTCTAACTCCGGCAGCGTTTCATTTGGCTCACCGGGCGTCGCCTCTATGACCGCGACAGTTACAAATAAGAAGGGTGATATTCTCGGCAGCGGCGCGGCGGACTTCACGGTAACGACCGGCGATCCGGCCGCTGTCAGTGATGTAAAAATCTCGTTCGGCGGGCTGACTGAAGAACCACCCGTGGAAGGCTAAGCAATGGCCGGGAACGCGCAACTATTACTCTACGTGATTGCCTTCGTCTGCTTCTTGGGTGGAGTGATAGACCACCCAAGAGTCAGCGGAGTGCGATGTATTGCGTTGGGCTTAGCATTGGTTACGCTCGCGCAGGTTATTAAGTGAGCGACGTCGCCATCATCGCACTCATCACTAACCTGACGATCATCGTGGTCGCAGTCCTCAGCCGTTACTGGAGCCATGTAGAGCATAAGCAGACTGAGGCCACGGTAAACGACACGAACGATAAGATCACGTCAATGGTGAATGGTAAGTATTGAAAGCTGTGCATGTGGTGAATGAATGGAGACCCGCTGAAGATAATGCCAAGCCTTGCGTCGGTTGTGTGGTTAACGGTAGTAACCATAGTTGGCTTTGCTGTGTGGATGGTTCAGAGACGGCTAAACATTAAGCAAAAGGCGCGCGAGGATGATGCCACAAAAAAGGAGACAGCACGTCTAAAGGAAATAGCCGACCAGGAGCGCGAACGAGCGGAGGAGGAGCGCAATCGCGCAGAACGAGAAAAGGAACGTGCGGAAACTATCGCAAAGGGGCATCAGGTGTTACTGGATCGGGTCGGCGAGTTGGAGAAGGCCAGCAAGGAAGACACTCAAACACTTGCGCTCCTGAAACAGGAAATGCTTCCTATGGCAGAAGCAATGAAGCGTAAACTGGTAGAACTGTTAACACATCCGTCCGATGAGTTTAGGCCTCCTGACCTTCTTCTCGCAGAGGTAAAAAAAGTTGGTGCTCCGATGCCGGCTGGATTACAACGCTTCCTAACAGAACGCACCGAATCGCACAACCCCCACGTTACGGAGCAGGAGAAGTTGGCGGCGGAGGCCTTACCGATTATTACTCGACTTGCAGAGCTGGAAGCGCGGGAGCCTCATCTGGAGATCACCGGAGTTCAATTGGTAAGCAGTACCGCCAAGAGCGCAGAAACGAAAAAGGGAGAGGAGTCCTGATCCGAGTAGGCGAACAAACCTAAGTCAAGTCAGTTAATTCAGGACATTGAAAGCATATGGGCGTTCTCACGGTAGATCAGAGTAGGCGCGTAGCGGCGGCTGACGCAGAGTTGTGCGCTGAGCACCAGCGGCTAAAGAACACAGTAGTCGAAGCATCAAAGGCCTATAACGCCGAATACTTCAAGCCGGGCGAGTGGGCGTGGCAGCATCGGGTATGCGACAGTTTGTTGAAGCTACGAACTGCGACACGCGCTTTGATTGCCTTTGAAAAAGAGCATGGGCTAACCCAATCGTAAGTTTTTGCGGTCAGTTCTTTTTAATGATCTAGGTCAGTAGCTCCTAAGGGGAAAGGAGTTGACAGGTCAGACAGGGATTGACCGCAGAAAGAATTCAAGGCAGTCTAATGTCACGCGAAGCTGAAATAGATTTAGATCGCAGGAGGTTAAGAACAATGGCAGACAAGAAAAAGGAACAAGAGAAACCAAAGCAGCCCGCTCCCGCGCCGGCACCCGATACACCCGCACCAAAAGGCCCGCCAGTGAAACCCCAAGGTGATGTAGATTCACCAGGGAAAAATCCGCCCCCGCCATCAGGAGGATGACAAATGGTAGCCGCTGAGCGCCACTCCGATCCTGTTCGTGAAGTTTGGCCCGTTAGGGCAAGGAAGTACGGGCTAGACGAACGCTCGCCGTGGTGGCGCAAGTGGTATTTCAGATTCGTTTATCTCCCCTTCCTACGGTTTTCCTTCCAGTGCATGAAAATCCCGGCCGCCAAGGAAGTAACGATCAACGGTAAGACAATTACTTTTTCGTGGTGGGAAGATCAAGGCATATTCGAGACAAAGGAACAGGCTGAGGCAGCGTGTCTTGGCCCTATGTGGTCCTACAAAAAACTCCCCTTCAATCGGTTATTAGCTAAGGAATCCAGTCAATATAACGGTGGCGACATTTATCCGCGCGCCGATAAACCGGAACGATATGTGCGGCCATCGTTTGAAGTAATGACCCCGCGAACGCTCAACGATCAAATCAATAAGGGCGTCAAGACAATTAGTAGGATCTTGGATGATGAGTAGCCAAAGATGCAGCTTGACGTTCCTTCCATTCCTCACAGCCTCGCACAAGTCCTGTGGATTGTGCTAGCAAGTTCTGTTGGATGGGTAGGCGGATGGTTGACTAGACGAAGGCGCGAGCCTCACGAGATTGATAAACTCCGAGCTGAAACTAAGCAAATTCACGTCACCGCTGAAAATTCCCAAACCAGCGTTGGGCTAGAAACGCTTCGTGAAATCCAAGTCGTAATCGATAAGGCAGAGCAGCGCCGCGAACAATGGGCACAGCGCGAGGAAGAACTGCGTACGCAGATTCGATGGTGGCGGAATAAAGCCGAAGAGTTAGATGGGCAACTAATTGATTCCAGAGAAGCCAATGGATTACTCGGCGTTCGTCTCTCTCACCATGAGAACCAAGAGCGGAAACTTAAGGCTCTCTTAGATCTCAAGGGCATCTCATACAGCGAGGCAGACCGGCTATGAAAAAGGTTTGTGCCACATTTTCTCGACACAACCGCAACAAAGTAATACAATCCGCCGCATGACCACTTATACCTTACGCACAGATAGAAACATTTTGCCTGAACCTTCCTTGCCTGCGCTTGGTGCTGCCGGGAGTTCTTACATCGATCCAGTCTTTGGAACGAAGATCACGCGCGTCACTGATCAGGAGTTTTCAAAGTCCATAGGTGCGCCGACACGTTCATGGATGACCGGCTCAGGTGGAGAACAAAACACCTGGAATAAAGACGGCACAGCGTTTATCGTTCAAGGTTTAGGTGGTGAGTGGGTGCCGTTTGGATTGAACGGCAAACTGCCAACTCCAAACAACTGGCATGGCTTATCGATTGGTGGCCCATGTTTCAGCTATACGGATCTGGACATTCTTTACGGTCACAAAGATGGTGCACGTCTCGTGGCCTACAACCTCCGCGCAATGGATGTGAATGAAATCGTTGCATTCCCAACGCCAGCGTTTGGCGAAGTCAGCCCTGCTATCAATGGCCGATTGGTGACATATGGGAATGGCAAGCAGGATCTTGGTACTCACGTTTATTTATGGGACGGCACGAAGCTCCGCACTCTCGATACCGTGAGTGGCACGGTTGACGGAGTTACATTAACCTTCAAAGACTTCTCATGGGGATTCGGCGTACATAACGTCCGACTCGACAAGGGAGGAAACTATGCGGTCATCACCGCCGCAGGAGTCGGGCTGATTGTATGGGACATTGATAACGGGACCGCGATGCGGATCGTAGTCGCAGCGGGAGGCCATAAAGTAGGTGGCTTTGGGGCACTTGTTAACCAGGATGCCTATCCAGATGGTTCCGAGTGGGATGATATGCAGTTCGTCTATCGTCGGCTTGATGGCTCAGGAACGCCAAAGAACCTCATTTCTCCAGTGATACGGCCGGCGCGTGCTCCAATCCCCGGCGTGAATCTCGGACAAGACGGACACCTGTCATGGAACAACGCTCAGCCAACCACCAACGAACCGGTATTAGTTAGCGCGTATCGAGAGGCGGGAAACACGGACACATGGCGACCGTGGGATAACGAAATCTTATTGATTGCAACGGATGGCCAAGGAACCGTTTATAGAGTCTGTCATCATCGCACAAAGTATCAGTCGTTCTGGGATGGGCCACATGCAGTGATTTCACCTGATGGCAGAAGGGCTGTGTTTACATCCAACATGGGCGGCTCATTCGGAATAGGCGAAGATGGGGAACTGCGGCGGGATGTGTTTATGGTGGAATTAGCAGTCTCTGTGACTGTTCCCGATCCGCAACCAACGCCCGGGCCGATTCCTACGCCCACTCCGGATCCCGTTCCGGTTCCAGCGCCGGATCCAACTCCTGCACCAACGCCTACACCTACACCCGTCCCGATGCCCTGTACGATGTCATGCTCCGTCAACCCGTCCACACTCTCTCAATGGAGTAGCGGGAAACTGGTGGTTAATCTTGCAGGGTTGACAGGGCCGACTACTATCAAAGTAGTCTCCGTGACTGGGCAGATAACAGTTAGTCCAGCTTCGAAGTCGATTAATCCAGGAACTGCCACCGGCGCGATTGTCGAGTTTCAATTGCAATCCAAGAAGAAGTCAGGGAGTGTTACGGTTAGTGGACCGTGTGGCTCTCAGATAGTTAATGTGATAGTGAAGTGATGCTTGAATCATGACACTAGCGCTAATCACCATTTTCTTTATCAACTTCTACCGTATTACGAGTATCAGGTAATTACCCAATCGGTAAGATGAGTGCAGCCATAACCCAACGCCCCACTGACTGAAAACGAAACAGAAACGAAATATCATGCCCTTCAAGAAAGGAGAAACGCCCAAAGGCGCAAAACCGTTTACCAGCGAGCATCAACCGGAGAATCGCGGCCGACCTCCAGGCTCAAAAAGTCGCTCAACAGTCCTGAAAAAGTGGCTCACAGCCGAGATCGATATTAAGAATCCGCTTACCAAATTAAAGCAGCGTGGCACGGTTGAAGACGAAGTAGTGTTAGCATTAATTACCAAAGCAAGACAAGGTGATGTTCCGGCAATTAAAGAAGTGCTCGATACAATGTATGGGAAGTTAACTGATAAAGTTCAATTAGATGTCAACCAACTTGATGCCGATATTGAGCGGGAGCTGGCGCTCCTTGGAACCGGAAGCGAAGGAACTGCTACTGCTGAAACTGAAAGCGAAGCGGTTAACTAAGACCAATCAAGTTTCTCTCCGCAAAGACACAGAACTAAAGATATTTCTCGCCGATAAGTTCGACATTCAGATCCCTGACGTTCAAGTCTGTCCAAATCACACTACCCCCTTCCGCGCTTTTGCGGACGCTTATTTTGCACGATATGGCGTAACCGTGTGGCAGGCGTCTCGAGGATTTGGCGGTAAGTCCTTCCTGCTTGCGCTCCTGGGACATTGCGAGGCGTCTGTACTGTCTGCTGACGTAACCCTTTTGGGAGGCTCAGGAGAGCAAGCAACGCGTGTGCTGGAGTATCTGCAAAAGTTTGCCGGTGACGAAGAGAACACGCAGAGACGGACTGTTTATTCAAGCGGAGGGCGTGTCACTGCCCTGATGGCGTCGTCAAAGTCAGCGCGCGGCCCTCATCCCCAAAGAATGAGACTTGATGAAGTCGATGAAATGGAGTTGAAAGTGTTCGATGCTGCAATGGGTCAGCCGATGGAAGGGCGCGGCATCGCCAAGCAGACGGTAATGTCCTCTACACACCACTACGCTGACGGGACGTTCACGGAAGTAAAGCGTCGCGCAGCCGAAAATGGATGGCCGATCTACGAATGGTGTTTTAGGGAAAGCTCGGCACCGCCGGACGGATGGCTATCGTTAGCAGAAATAGAGTCTAAACGAGGCGAAGTCACAGCCTCGATGTGGGCGGCAGAATATGAATTGCAAGAGCCCAGTCCAGAAGATCGGGCCATCTTACCTGAGCGAGTAGATCTCTGCTTTCAAAGTGGAATAGGAATCTTCGAGGGCAAGTTAGGTGAAGTGATCGAATTGGAACCTCCTGACCCTGAGGGTAAATACGCGACCGGCGCCGACTGGGCCAAGAAGAAGGACTTTACCGTAATTGATACTTTCCGCACAGATGTGAGGCCAATGCGGCGCGTAGCATGGATCAGATTAGGCCGCATGCCCTGGCCCATGATGATCGCAAAGTTCGATGCCCGTGTGCAAAGATACCCTGGCCCGGCCTGCCATGACGCAACCGGCTTAGGCGACGTGGTTGGAGATTATCAAGCCGTAAATGCAGAAGGTGTTGTATTATCCGGTCAGACACGGTCTGATGTGTTCACCAAGTACATCGCCGCCATTGAAGGTGGGCACATTATTTCAGCGAAGATCCGCTACTGTGAAAGCGAGCACAGGTATTGCACAAACGACGATCTTGGAGGCTCTGGACATCCACCGGATTCATTTGTAGCTGGAGCACTTGCATACAAGGCAGCATCGATTAAAGAGATCGAAGACTTGGAGGATGATCTCGCATTTGAGATTGACGCCTATCGAGGACGTTAAAGCAATGGATACGATCACTTTTGAGGGTAAACGCGAGGCGCTCAGCCTGAAAGATGTAGACCGGTTTATCAGTGAGAATCAAGGCCGCAAAGATAGCTTAATTATCGAAATTGACAGCGCAGGAATCGGAGACGCCTTTGCTGATCGTTTCGAAGCGGCAGGATTTAGGGTTAGACGCTTTACATTAAGGCGCGTGTATTCAGACCGGTAATCAGAATCTTAGAGTGTGGCAACTATCTGGAACAGGTTAAGTATGGCAGCACTAGCAGCAATAGCGGCGTGGCGTGGTCCACGTGAATCTGATTCGGCCGATAGTATCCGAGCGCGGCTTAATCTCTTGTGGGCCTACTACGACAACTCTGTATTCGATAATCTCGCTGCATGGGCAAGCTACCGCTCGAATTACACCCTCTATCGCAACATCCGCTCGATCTATAACCCCACCCGACGCCTCGTTAACTTCTATGTCGCACAGGTCTATCCCGGCGTGCTCAGCGAAGACGCCACTAAGTTGCCAGATGGAGTAGCGATTGCGATCCCGTTCTCTGAGGATACCGATGAGAAACTAAAGATGGCTGTGGCGCAATTCTGGCAGTGGTCTAACTGGCAGTCGAATAACAAGTTGATGGTGCGCTATGGCGGAGCTACCGGATCCGCTTTGGTAGAAATCGTTGATAATATTGAGCGCGGCAAGATCACGACAGCGGTTCGCTGGCCGGGACTACTCGCCGATCGCGCCAAAGATGATGGCCCAAGCCTGATTCTTGATGACGTCGGAAACATGAAGTTCTATGCTTTGCAGTATGAAGCCACGGACGAAAAAGGCGACACTTACACCTACCGCAAAGAAGTCAGTCAAGAAACGATTACCGAGTATCGCGATGAGAAAATTACCTCACAGGAAGATAATCCCTACGGTTTTGTACCCGCCGTTTGGTGTAAACATATTGATGAGGGGTGGGGTGTAGATGGTGAAGGTATTTACGGTGCTCCCGCAATCGCCGGCGCTATCGGCAAGATTGACGAATTGAACGGACTCGCCTCGCATGTCCATGATCATGTGGATCTGTTGATTGACTCTCCTGGAATTATATCTAGCGAAGGCGGCGTAGGTAAGATTGGCGAACAAGCAAATGCGATCAAGGCAACGCGCTCAGCAACTCATGATGAATTTGCCAGTGTCGCTGCGACATCTGCACTGCGAACCTTACGACGCTTGTTGATGAAAGCACCCAAGGGTGCGACATGGGTACCGCTAACAGGCAATCTACAACCGGAGCAGGTTATTCCGGCAATGGAGCACGTCCTGACTGAGATTGAGCATGACTTCCCTGAGTTAGGCATGTACCAGGAACTACGCAAGATGAGCCAAGTAACCGGGCCGGGCGCAGCGCGTATGATGGGGGACGTGTACTCGCGCGTCCTCGAGGTCGCATCTAACTACGACCAGCAATCAATCAAACTCTTTCAAATGGCTGCCGCGATAGGTGGGTTTCGCTTCCGGGAGAATCGCGAAGGCTGGCGCGCTCGCACAGAAGCACAAGCTAAATTCGCACCCTTCGATCTGGATTCTTACGCCGGTGGTGATCTCAATATGGCGATTATGCCGCGACCTCTCATTCCGATGACGGAAGATGACACGATAACGCTCATCGGTAAGCGACTCGACAATGCAACTAAGGCACAGAAGATCTTCAATGATGCTAAGGTGCTGGAAATTGCCGGGATATCAGATGAAGCAGAGCGACAGGAGATCCTAAATGCACGCGAGAAGGAACGCGAGCCAGTAATTCCTAATCCGCTAAATGTCCCGAATAATGGAGGCGAAGTCGTTCAATGACCTGTATTGCAGGAGCAGTCATCAATGGTGAAATATGCATCGGCGGTGACGCAGTAAGTGTGCAGGATAGTTCTGCGGCGCGCGTAGGAGTTCTTTCTAAAGTCTTTTGGGTGGATGAGTTTCTTATCGGCACGTCAGGCTCAGTGCGCTGCGGTCAAATCGTGCGCTACTTGTTTGACCCACCATCGATCGAAGGCGATCTCACTGCTTACATGATCCAGCAATTCATCCCTGCCCTTCGTCAACTAATGAAAGATCAGGGCGGGGAATGTACAAAAGAATCGGGCGATACGGAAATGGATGGCCGGCTATTAGTGGGCGTCCGTGGCAAGCTTTACGATATTGATCCCGCCTACAGCGTCTTCGAATCTTATGTGCCGTATGCTGCAATCGGCTGCGCGGATCAAGAAGCGTTAGCGGCAATGTACACCGCTTACTCATTACTTGAATCTCCGCTTGCTGAGGACATTGTTAATCGCGGATTACTTGCAGCAGCAGAGTTTGATACCAGCGTGCGTCCTCCCTTCACCGTCTTAACGCTTCCTCAAAATGTTTCACGTGAAACGCTTGGAATCGTCACTGATAACGGCTACCAGTTAGCGAAGCGATGAAACGCATCAAAGCCGAGCCCATCGCTAGATTCCGGGTTTATGCATGGAAATCAGTTCTTTACTTCCTTGTAATTGTCTGGCAGCACAAGAAAGACATGCTGGATTACCGCGTTAGTATGGGGCTTCCACGTCTTCGTGATTGTGAGGCTCATACGATTTCTTATGGTGTGACTAGAATAAGTCCAGACGGAAGGCGGCGTAAACGGCCAATTGTAGGTGAGATACATTTTCATAAAGCGCGACTTGGAACAGAGGCTATAACGCACGAAGCTCTCCACGCTACGGCCTCACTGCTCCGTCGTCTAAACTTTGACTTTGCAGACTTAAATAAAGAAGGAATAGAAGGAACCTTGTCGGGCGGCAGCCGAGTAATGAATAAAGAGGAAATCGTGGCTGGCATAAATGGCAAAATGGCGAGAGCTATTGTTGAGGGCTTATATGAACGGAAACTACTGTGAGACGGCAGAAAGTTAAACAAAAATGTTTGCAAATTGATTGATTGTGTGTATTCTGTGTTTCCATGAACCTATCGCAACCAACAATTATCGCGACTATACGTCGAATGAAAAGACTTACTCACCTTGATGCTTACGGCGTGGCAATCGCCAACACCGGGCATAGATGGACAGCGAGAGAGCGCAAAGCGTTTGAACGCAGAGTGCGAGAGTTGTGGTGAGGTTAAAGAGTGCCAGAAGAAGACCCCGAAGCAAAGCCATCCACGTCTGAGGAAGACGGCAAAAACCCCGCAGGTAAGCCAGAGGGCAAGGAGACTCCGCCTAAACCGGAGGAAACCGAAAAGAAATTCACGCAAGCTGACCTTGATCGCATAGCCGCCAAGACTCGCGAAGAGGAAAAGCGGAAGGCGAAAGAGGCCAAGGATAAAGAGGAAAAGGAACGACTTGAAGCAGAAGCTACCAAGCAAGGCGAGTTCGAAAAGCTGGCTAATGATCGCAAAGCCAAATTGGAAGAACTTGAGCCAAAAGTCACTGCCCTGGAAACAGAGCGAGACTCGTTGAAGTTGACCCTTGCTGAGATAGCTGAATCAGAGTTGAAAGCGCTTCCGAAAGAAGTTAAGGACATTGCCCCAGCACAATACGCTGAAGACAAATCGTTAACGAATCCTCTTGATGTACTTGCGTGGTTGCCCAAAGGAAAAGCACTTGCCGAGAAGCTCAACGAGAAGTCTGCGGTTAGAGGAGCCAAGCCCAGCCCGCGTGCAAACGGGGCGCATGGCGCTGAGACGGACGCAGACAAACGCGCACGAGCAGAAGCCCGGCGAGCCTACCGAGAATAGGAGACAATGCACATGGCAGACGTGGTTTTAGTAACCGCAGGCCAATTGCGGGTGGAGGAGTCGCTTGAACAGGACACCAAACCTGCCGGCGTGGCTATTGCGGCCGGGCAAAGTGTAAAGGAGGACGCGACTACAGGTCGATGGATTTTAGCCGATGCCTCCGCCGCAGGAACCGCTGATGCCTATGGAATGGCTGTCAAATCGGTTCCGGCTGGCCTGCCCGTGACGGCAATCCGCCGCGGCGTGATCGAAGGCTTCAACCTTGATGATCAGGATTATAACGAGCAGGTTTTTCTGTCTGATACGGCAGGCGGAATTGCCGACGCCGCGGGAACAGCCGGCGGCGTAGTTGGCCGCGTGATTTCTGTTCACTCGCATTTAACTGGTGGCATTCCTGACAAACTGCTTCGCATTGACTACGCCGGGGAGGTGAGCGCCTAAATGCCTAACATAATCCCTTATGGCTTTCGTGATCTCCGCGATCAAGTTGATGAAACCATCAATGAGCAACTCATCCCGGTTATCAACACGGCAATTGAGGAAACCGTCGCGTTTCACAACGAAGAACTAAATCGCGTATTAGATGTATTTGTGAAGCGCACCACGGATTTCAAACTTCGTTACAAGACTCCGACAGAAGCGCGATTGCAGCCCCTTGATGAGCATGGTCGCGCACGCAAGATTCGCGTTGGGGCGCAATATGATGTTGGTTTCCCACTGCAAGCGGCCGGCTTGGCTGAGGGCGCTACTGACACGACTCGCATTCTCGAAACCGTTGGCGACGTGGCTGAAATTACCAGCACGATGACAATGGCAGACAAGAACTGGATCTTAGACCACGTATTGGCGGCACTTTTCGCTACTGCGGACTGGACCTACCCCGATGAGCGACATGGAGATCTGACGGTGAAGCCGCTCGCTAACGGTGACGCAACTCTTTACTTAGGCAGAAATGGAAGCAGCGCAACGGCCGATCACAACACCGGTCAAGCGGCAGGAATAGCAGACCTGACGAATCCATTTCCAGGCATCTATACTCGACTGACGCGTCCGATGGGTAGCAATGGCCGGGTGATCTCGTTTGTTGCGTCAAATCTAGTTGCATCAATTCAAGCGCTTTCATCTTTCTTTGAGCCCCCTGATCCGAATCTCCGCGCTGCTGCCAACACAGAGGAGCTCGTTGGTCAACTTCCTGCTGGCACTCCCGGCGAAGTGATCGGCTATACTAACCGTGTTTGGATCGTTGATTGGCCGCGCGTTCCAGACAACTACATTGTCTCAATCATCGAAGGCGGCGAACGCCCGGTAGCGATGCGCGAGTATGAAGTTGATCGACTGCGAGGCTTCCGGCGCGCCGGCGAACGCAACGACTATCCCTACTTCGAAACACAATTCAAGCGTGATGCTGGATTCGGTATCTGGAACCGCACTGGCGCCGATGTGATGGAAATTGGCGACGCGTCTTATGATGTGCCTACAGGATTCGAAACTCCGATGCCTTAGTGAGGGCTGATAGAGCAATGAAACGAAAACTAATCATCAGCCTGCTAATTCTCGCCCTGCCAATTGTTGTCATAGCGCAACAAACCATGCGTCTTGGCGGGGGATTGATATCTATCTCTCGCCTTGGCGCAGTGGTGATCAAATCACGCGCTGACAAAACCATCGACCTGCAAGGCAATACGACCGTAACTGGAACCGCGGCCGTAAGTTCAACTCTGTCAATTGGCGGCGGTGCGGCCATCGCCAAAGTCTTAACTGGTACGGCATCAGTAGATTTCACCGCGCTCGCGGCTGGGTCTTGTGAAACCTTCAATATCACTGTAACCGGCGCAACTAACGGAGACTCAGTTGCTCTTGGAATTCCGGCGGCGGCATGGGCCACGACTGAGTACGCGACGATTGAAGGATTTGTCTCTGCAACCAACACGGTTACAGTTAAGCGCTGCAACTTGACTAACGCGACCACGGCATTGAGTAACCCGGCAGCCGTGACGGTACGCGCTACGGTGATTCAATTCTAAATGGCGAGCAAGGAACATAAAATTATCCGCCGCGCACAGGCGCTTGCCGATCTCGCGAAACTTTCAGATCTGCTTGCCGAGCGATTCAATGTCACTGCGCCAGATACACAAGTCACCAGCAGAGATAGTGAACTGACTGAGATCCAGCGGATCGAGTCCATCAACGAGTTGCTAACAAAGATAGTAGAAGCCGGAACATCGGAAGCCGAAAAGAAGACTACCAAGACCAAGGCGAAAGATGGCGCTAACAAGTGAAGAGGTTGCATGGGTCGAGCGCATTACGAGAGAGCGTTATGCATCGGCCCCTCGCGCTGGTTCTTTGAATGAAGCGGAAGAGACGCTCCTGATTAATGATATTGAGGAGTGGCAACGAATTTACAACTCTTACGTGAGGCTGAAAGGCGGCAGTGACGGTATCGACTTTGATAACGAGCGGAAGCGATCTGCAATTTTCTATCGCGTACGCCAGTTACTTGGATATCCGTTTTTGCTTTATGACCTTGCCGGAGAAGTACTGGAATTAGTCGAGATTGAGTTAGGACAGAACTTTGGCTAGCACGAGTGGCGGAGAGATTACCAAGGCCTACGCGGAAGCTTTTGATGCCTATCGAGAGGCTTTTCAAATCTCAGGTTGCTTAAAGCTCTTTGAAAAGAACACCGGCAGTGGACCAAATACGCTTCTCGCAACTTTATACACTGGCTGGAAACCGGATCAGGAACGTATTCGAGGACAGGTCGAAACGCTCTATAAGGTGCTGGTAGTTGATCAGGACGTGCTAACGCCAGATGTGATGAAGCGAGTGGATCGGTTGGAGTGGGACGATTTTTACTGCACTGTCCAAAGTGCGCCTCCGCCATATCGCGAGCCCCGCATTTGGGTGTTCTTCACCAAGGAGATTGTGCTCGGAGCGATCAGGTAGATGTTTTATCGCTTCTATGTTCAAGTTGACGGTTTGGAGCAACTCGTTGGTGCAATCGAAGGGTTGCGGAGAGACATTGAAGAGCCGCAATCAATTCTTGAGGCAGTCGCAGAGCGGGCTTTCTATCCAATCGTGCAGGAGATCTTTGATTCAGAAGGCCGGGGTAATTGGGAAGATCTTACTACGAGCTATGAGGCTAGCAAGCGAGCACGTTATGGCGATAAGTTGATCATGCAACGGACTGGAGCACTCGTCACTTCGCTGTCAAAGGGTGGAGCGGCTATGAACATTCAGACAGCACAGGGAAGAGATATGTTGTTAGTTGGATCATCTATTCCCTACAGTGCCGCAGCGAGTAAGAAGCGTCCTATCTTCATTTTTAACCAAGGTGATTATGCTCAAATGGGCGATGTGGCCGTTGATGAACTTGGAAGTCGCGCGAAGGACAAAGGGTTTCAGGTTGAGAAAAGATGACATGGACTCCGCGACTCGACTTTCTGCCGATAGCTCCGTTCCGCACGAATATCAGCGCGGCGATTATGGAGCATCAAGTCGAGGCTTTGGCTTGGGCGGCGGGTCAATGCGGCATCACGACAACACTACCGCCCCTCGTAGCGATCTATGGCGCACGTGCGGTTCGCGATAAGTACCCAGTCGCAAACGTCCTCATCATGGGCGAAGATCCACGCGATACTAACGGGGGCGATTGCGATGAGTCCAAAAGGCTATTGATTGAATTTGAAATGCTGGCGTCCGATGGTGAAGACCTGATCGGGCAACTCGAAGCTTATGTGTTAATGGGCCGCTCAATTATTACTGAAATGACAGAAGAAGAGTTAACAGCGGGCGTAAACACGGAGCGCGAGAGCATTCTCGTCAGCGTCGGCAGCGTGCGCTACGGCGAACGGAAGTACGAAAGTAAAAACAAATTCGTGCAGGTAGGCAGCATAATCGCGACAATCTCATACCGCGAAGTCGAAAGAGAAGGATAGGAGAAAACAATGGCATTAGGCGACCTTGATCCCCGGAAATTCCACCGGAAACACGGCAAGCTTTACGGTGGTCTGAAAAAGTTGGCGTTCAACGAAGATTTGATCGTGGACGAAAACGGTGTGCCAGATGCCACACAAAACCCTGACGCCTTTTTCATAGGCGCAACCGATGCCGGGTACGATTTTAAGGCAACACCAAACATCGTACTTGAGGAAGTTGATGAGGCCCAGGCGGCGCTTAGTACGCAAGTTGATTCTTGGGACGCTACGATTTCATTCAAGGCGCTTCAGGTATTGGATCTCGAATTGTTCTCGAAGCTCCAGCCTGGGACAACGTACTCAGAAAACACCGTCGCTGGTGTTACCACACGACGCATCAGCGCGGGTGGCTCGGCAGTTGATCTTGATCCTCTTCCCGTCGCGGTCATCTCAAAGGAAAAGAATGGCGGGTTTGTTGGAGCAATGCTCCATCTCGCGTACAACAGCGGTGACTATTCACTTCAATTCAAAAAGACCGAGCGCTCCGGCCAGGATATGGTAATCAAGGGGCTGGCAGATGAATCGCGAGATGACGATGATCAAATTTGGCGCTCCTTTGTTATTGAAGCAGCCTTAACCATTTCGACCGCTTCTCCGCTTACTGGGGGCGTTGAGGACGTCGCTTATTCAGAGACCCTTGAAGTCAGTGGCGGAATCGCTCCCTACACTTGGACTGTTTCTAGCGGGACATTGCCGGCAGGACTGACGCTTAGTAGCGGCGGTGTACTTTCAGGAACACCAACCACGGCTGGCAGTTCGACGTTTACGGTTCAGGCTACGGATGACAACGGTGCCACACAAACCAAGTCCTTAACTCTTGTGATTAACGCAGCGCCATAATGGGAAAAGCAAAACCAAAAGAGCAGGAGCAGACTCAACCGTCGCAGCTTCAAACATGGGACAGCTCTGGGTACCTCGCGCGGAAGGCCAAACGGCAGGAAACTATCGTTCCGGAATGGATGACTAATCCCGAAACAGGCGAGCGGTTTCTGATTCGCAGACTTGGATTAATGCCTTCTTACGTGGCTCGAAACATGGCCGCGCTTCTGAAACAAGAGGCACTATCATCGTGGATCGATCAAGGGCTGGAAATTCCCGAAGCTGATACGGAAGAATCAGAGAACGACAAGAAAACCCGTGAAGATGTTATCACCTCGCAGCGGCAGAGCGAGCGCATCTCACAACTCACCGGCAAGACCGTTGTCGCGGCCTGCGTGGTTCCGAAAATCGTGCTTCGTCCGGCGCGGCAGCGTGGCGAACTGGACATTGCGGATTTAGACGACAGCGATCTCGGGTTTATTTATCGCTGTGCGCTTGGGCTACAGGCAGAATCATCCGTTGAAATGCAAGGGGGTGAAACCGTTCCTTTGGAAGAACTCAAAAGCGGCGCTGGCGAACGCCGACAACGTTTTGGAACTATCGGTCGCGGGTAGAAACTTCGGCGTACGACCGGGAATTCTTTGGGGCTTGAAACATAACTCTCCCTGGTTAACCCCATTCGATATGGTTTGCAACTTAAGATTGAGAATTTACGACATGATTGAGAAGCAACTTGATCGGGAAGCGATGAGCCTCGGAGCCTTCAGTAAATCTATCACCAAAGCATTAAGCGAATAGAATGTGTCAGCGAATGAACTTTCATTAACCTTTCTTCTTAAGCTGGACGGTTCCCAAACCTCCACTGAACTGCCGCGCCTCACAGCGCAAATCGCCTCAAAACTCTCCGAACTTAACAAGCCCAATGATGGAGCAGCCGCGGCTGCTATTACCGCACAGAAAGCCCTGGGAACGGAAACAGTGGCCGTTCAACAGCAGACTAATGCGTCTGTTCTGAAACAGATGGATGCGATGTGGGCTGTGCGCGATAAACAGGCTGCCGATGCGCTACAAAAGGAATTGGACATTGAGCGTGCGTTTGGTTCGCAACGCGCGAACGCCTCACAAACCATCAACAAAGAGATAGAGGCAGCATGGACTCAACATGAACAGCGGAAACAGACCATAAGTGAGCAATCCGAAAAAGAGGGTGAAGCCCTTCTAGCCGCAGCCAACGAGGCGCACGACAAGGCGATTTCTGATGCGCTGCAAAAAGAACTAGAGATTCGTCGGA